TAAGTAAATACCTAAGCTTAGGAAAGTTTTTACCTCGAGCAATGATTGTAGTTGATACCAGGATATCTATTTTACCTTCCCTAAAATCCTTCATTATTTGTTGTCTTAACTTAGAAGGAGTATTAACATGCACATAGGCAATATTATAGGCATCGCCCAGTTTCTTTTTAAAGAACTTATATAGATTTTCACAATGTGCAATATGCTTGCATACTACGAGAGCAGGGTATCTGCCTTGATTAAGGTTCCATAGTAATCTATTATAAGCCATTAACCAAGCTGTATAACAATTGGTGATTGAATCATCGTATATTTCCTTATAGGAAATACAATCAGATTCCCAATTACCATACCAGGGTTTACCAGGTACCATCTTTACAACGGTTTTTGTTGAGTAACCCTTTTTGATAGAATCCTTAAGTTTAAACTCGGCAATCACTTTACCAAAGAAACATTCAAGGTTCATATTCTTAACCCTATCCTTAGCAAGCTTACTCATATAAATCGTACCAGATAATCCTATACGAATTCTGGTATTAAATAACCGAGTGATTACATTCTGATATTGCTTACTACCTCCTTGGTCAGCCTCATCTATAAGTACCATATCTATTTGAGATAATTCCTTTTGATAGAATCTCATATTTCTCGAAATAGATTGAACCATACCTATAGTAAAGTTACTCCAGTTTAAAACCTTGCCTTGAACAAAAGTGATATCTTCTCCGGGAAGATATTGCTTAAATTCTTCTCTAGCTTGATTTAACCAATCCGAATCATTAGTTATTAGCAAAGTCTTTAACTGCTTCTTATAGGATAAATATAAAGACGACATGATAAGTGTTTTACCTGCATTAACAGTGTAATCTAATACGCCAATATGAAAAGGTGTATTCTCTATCTTATTATTGATAACTGCCTTAACAGCTTTCTCTTGCTCTGGTCTTAATTTATATTTGCCTATATTCGTAACTACTTTACTGACTTTAGGTAAAGGTTGTCTCATATCTACAACTTTAGGTTTAATCCCCATCTCAATACACATATCGTATACTTTGGGAAGTAAACCTATTTTAAATTGCCCAGTCTTGGTGATGTAATGAATCTTACCGTCCCAATTCTGCATACCTCTTTGCCTTGTACGTAAGTAGAAAGCATTTGGATGTCGAATAGCGAACTCATTATAAAGTTTTTGTGCGAACTTAAGAGGTAAGTCGAGTTCGCACATATTTCCATTCTGTATGATTATCCTACTCATTTGATAATTACCGTTACACCTTTAGTAGATTTATCCATACCCATTGCTTCCTTGAGAAGTTTAATATGATGCTCCTCATCCGCAATCAATTTCTCAAGGAAATAATTCACGTCATCGTAATCTGGGCGTTCTTCGTATTGAGCAATTGCTCTTTGAATTTTCTTATAGTGACCAATAGTTTCTATCTCGGAATTCAAAGCAATCTTTAAAGCTTGTTCCCAAGTAGAACCAATCTCAATCGTAGGATTAATATTCATGGTAGAGTAATCCTCATAGGGATCTGCCTTTTGTAAAAAGTCCGATATCTTATCAAGGTGTCTCATCTCTACCAAACCAATACCCAACATCAATTCTGATATTTCTTCAAATCTAGAAGACTGTTGGGTATACATAATGATGGCACTTAGTTCTGAGAACTTGGCATTCTTCCAAATCACATAGAACATATTAATTATCTCATCAGGCCATGGTTCGATATCCTTAAAATCTGGATAATCCACGGATTGGTCTGAATACTTGAGGACATCTATAAAAGCATTAGCTGCATCCTCTACTCTGTTTCCGAAAAATTGTAAACCTTTCATATTACTTTTTGATTTTAAATTTAGTATCTCTAGTTCTTGGAATCCTACGTTCCCTTAAGATCGAGGTAATACAAGAACTAGAGATACTTGATATTTGTTACTTATGTATTTTAATGGGAATCCTTTTATGTAGTCTTTAACTACGGAATCTCTAATTGTATCTGGCTTTTGTTGACGAGATAAGAAGACTTCGTTTTTAAAAAGCCTACCATCCGATAAGCATTGTTTAATATTTTCTTTCTGGGTACCCCATTTTAAATTTCGATAATAATCATTAGCCGGATTATTATCTAGGTGCATTACTATGGGTAAATTCTCTGGATTAGGTAAATAAACTGTAGCTACTAGCCGAGAAATCTTACAAAGTTTCCTAATGCCACGAGAATCCCTTAGAGTACATTGATACCTGTTCCACATTTTATTAAGATGGGGCTTTAATTTTTTCCATTGCCCATTTTTACGATTAGACCAAAGTCCTCCCCTTTTACTAATGTAATATCCGGGGAATCCAGGTATATTATCATATTTCGTCATACATTCAGCTGTTTATAGAATCCCAAAGACTCCCCTCTACTTGAGGCTCGTCTAAGGTTCGTTTATCTTTATTTTTATATAAGTATTTATTATATCTTTCGATAGCCTTATCATTATACATCTGACTTGGTTCTGGTAATCCATTACACCAAGCAAGAGCTTCGAACTGGGCATCCAAAAATTGAAATACATTCCAATCCTTTTCATCCATTAGATTATGAATCCTAAGAAAGTGAACATATTTCTCTGGCTGATGTTCATAAGATTCATAAATACCAGTAACACTAGCAACCCTTTTTATGAATTCATCATGGATGTCTTTGGTAAAGCCTGGGTCCTTATCCCCCTTGAGTTCTAATTCGGCCTCTACCTGATTAGTAATGTTCTCCTGCATGGATAATAACCTTTGCATAACATTACGATAATCAGTCATTCTCTTTAACCCAGTCTCAATGTATTTAATAAAACCTTCTCTGGTATCAAGTTTAAAATCCTCACAAAAGGTATTACATATCTCTGCAAGCTTTTTACAATTTGCCCATTCTCGAGAATTACTTTCGTTTATTTTACGAACCCCTCTATGCTTTAACTTTATACGAGTTGCATATAAAATATCAGCAACAAGGGCAGCATCCCCCTTAGATGCTAGTAAAATGTTATTAACTCTCTTAGTATTCTTATTGTTAGAAACTAAGACTGCTCTATGATTTATTGCCTCTTTACGTGCAATAACAAAAAAAGCCTCAACTGGGAAGTTATTTACCTCTAAGGTATTTAGTATTTCCTCGAATTGAGACTTTGTAATGTGAATGCTTGGTTCCCTCATTTCTTCTTATATTCTATTAAAGTTAACAAGCTGATTATACAGAATAGTGACCAGATACCTATACCAATATAACCTAAGGTTCCATAACCATCTAACCACCATATAACTACAAATATTACGATAATTGCCAATGCTACTAATACAATTCTACTGGCATTATGAAGCCAAAGTTTTATAAATCCTTTCATATTCTTATATATTTATATAATATAATTTATATATTTATATAATATAATAGGAACTCCCTAATCCAATGAGTTTCTGAGTTTCACAAGTTCTTGATAACCTAATTATCCCACCGTATACCCTCTTTATATTGAGAGATAATCTTAGATATGTGTCTTTTACTTATACCAAATATAGAACTAATCTTAAATTCTGGTACTTTATAATTCAACCTTAAATCTACTATCATATTTCTAGTTTGATTAGTAATAGAGGCATTCGAGTGATATTCTCCTCTAGCCATTAAAGCTGATGGAGTTTTTAAGTTACCATCTCTATAAGCTTGAAGTATATTCTGGGATTGGGTACCCCACTTAAGATTCTTATAATGGTTATTGGATGGATCATTATCCAAATGCATAACTATATCATAGATTTCTGGTTTAGGATTATGAACCCAGGCCAAAGCTACTAATCTAGATACTTGTAACCATTTAGTACCTATCTTTACCCGAATTCTTCCAGTACTTGAAGTATTTGAAGTTTTTCTAAGTTTCCAAGCACCTCTACTATAAGAATAAATTTCACCGTTCTTTGTAACATGGTAACCTGGATGCCCAACTACATTATCTTTCATAAGCTATTTTTTATTTTAATTAGTTCTTTATAAGTCTGATATCGGGTGTTATATACCAGCCTCATAACGGCAGGTTTTTTTAAGTCGTTTACATCTTTACCGTCTGGTAAAAACACCACCTTGACCTTTTTATAGGCAACAAGTTTGAGCGCCAAATTGATTGCATATTGCTTGGCGTCTGGGTCCAAGAGTATAATATATCTTTCGCATTGGGATTTAAGTAATTCATTGATTTGGTACTGACTAATAGCTTTGCCCATTGTGGCAATTCCTCTATCGCCCATTGTGAGAGCATTAAGTGCTCCCTCGCAAATGAATACCGACCGGTACATTTCCAATGCGTCATGATTAAAGATGATAAATTGTTTGCCAAGGCCTGTGATATCTTTATCGGGATTATTATACCTGGGACCTTTTCCGATAACGTTCCGAGCATTGTAATATTTAAGTTGTCCTTGATAATAGAACGGGATGATAAGGTACCCGTAAGTCGTGCCCATTGTTCCATAGCCGATACCAAATCTTGAAAACTGGTCGGGGTTGAAGCCGCGTTTCTTGATATATCCCCTAATACTTTTTGCAAGTTGGCTGTCTCCAATCGAAATATTTCTAAATCCCTCAGGGAGATACAGGGGCTTACTCTCGGCAAGTTCGATTTTCTCTTCCTTAAACTGTAGTTCATCAAATTGTCCATTGTTCAAAAAGTTAATTAGTTCATGGTATTCTGTAAATCCCTCTATATCCATTATCAGTTGAGCAGGAGAGGGATGAGCATTACATCGAAAACAATTAGTTCGATACATGGAAAGATTAACCCCCAACTTCTGTTCTCTCCCGCAATATGGGCAAGTTGGTATACGCATCCAGCCCCTTCTATATCTATAACCCCCCAGTCTAGAAATAAAATAATTATATAACTGGGCTTTAAATTTATTAGTGATTTTCATGTATGCCTCGGTATATTAAATCTACGTAAATAATTGTTTAGGGTAGTATGTCCAATAGAATACTTATCACATATATCTTTAACTTTCATACCATTCTGATAGTCTTTGATTACAGACGGGTAAATATCCTTAAATTTATAGTTTCCAAATCTTGGCTTACCATGAGTATTTATAATACGAGTTATAGATGAATCGGAAACCCCAAATTTCTTTTTAAGGATTGACCGGGGTTTACCAAGATTGTATTCATAAAGTAAACAATTAATACTAAATTCGTCTAGTATGTCTCTACCTCCTGGTTTAAACCTACCATCTTGAATACATTGTTGAGTATTTTCTTTATAAGTTCCCCAATATAAATTCTCTACCCGATTATTAGTCCTATTGTTATCCTTATGACATACACAAGGTTTATTTTCGGGATTGGGGATATAGGTTAATGCTACCAACCTATGAACTAAATGAGTTGAGCCATTTATCTTGACCCTTAAATACCCTTTAAATAATCTGGGCTTTAATAAGGTATTATCTTTAAATACCTTACCATCTTTTGTTACTAATATTTTCATACTCTCTTATAGCTTTCCTAATTACTCTTCGAAGTTTCTTTAAATCCTCTAAATCTAAATCGTTGATACAAGTTGTTTGCCAACCATTATGAGATATTTCTAAAGCTACCCCATCAGACCATCTATCTTTTACTATTTCTATTTTCTTTGTTTTCATATCTTTTCTTCCCACATCTCATACAGTAATATTTTACATATCGTTTCTCATAATACTGGGCTTTTCTTCTCCCACCTTTCTTAGAAAAGATTGCCCTACGAGGTCTCTGTTTAAACTCAGCCCAATGAACAGCTACCCATTCATGATATCCAAGCTTACATTTAAATGTCTCCAGTAGTCCTTTCCCTTTTCTTAGAATCCGCATCTGGATTAGTGCTCTTCTTAAATTGTTCATCCAACTTACTACCATATACTTCGTCATATTGTTTACGTTGTTCCTTGGTAAACTCTGTACATCTTTGCCTTTCAACATCACATTTAAATAAGGCTCTACCTGAAGAAAGACCGTCCCTTTGTACTACCATCTCAACTCGAAGTATATTATCTTTTTCTTCTTGCTCGGTAGAATTAAGACCCACAATAACTTGAGCATTACGAACAATAGCAATTGAACCAGAGATATCATTTTCATCATATCTAGTAAGTCTATGCTTCTTACCTTCACGAGTAATATGGTGAGCAGTCCATATAATATCCAAGTGTAATTCTTCTGCTAAGTTTTGCAGGTCTACATATACATTGGATATTCTTTCGAAATCTTCTCTGTCTCTAGATATTGATGCAAGTTTACCTGCGTAGTCAACCATTAGTACCCTTATATCTATACCCTGGTTACGCAATTGAATTATCTTTTCCCTGATATATGTGACATCGGTAATCATTGCAGGAACCCTTTCAACTACCAATTCAACTCCGAACCTTGCAAGCTTTCTTAAATGCTTTGCCTCGAGTTTATCATATTCACCTGAGTATAATTCTTTCTTGGTTTTATTAATACTTGATTGAATGAAACGGTCCATGATTTGGTCCTGACCATTTTCTGTATCTATGTATAATACTGACTTCTTCATTCTGAGATAACCTCTTGCAAGGTTTACCATGAAAAATGTCTTCTTTGCTTTAGGTTTATCCAATATCACATTTACAGAATGTTCTGGGTAACCTCCTGCATTGGTAAGGTCATTCAATTGCCTATATGGGCAAGGTATTACGGATGGTTCAGATTGTCTTTTAAACTGTCTTTCTGTAACATCTCGTATCATATATAAGGGTTCATCCTCTTTCTTAGGTTTACTTTTCTGAAGTACCTTCTCAATCTTCCTTGAATATTCTTCATATTGTTCGAAGTTATCCAAGTCGAAGGAATCATTTAGGTTCTTCATTTCAACGTAAGTAGAGAACTGATATATCCTTTCCTTGATATATTCCGAATCAGATAAGGGAATATGATACAAATTGCTTATCAATTTTTGAATACTTGGCAAGTCATCCTTAGTTACTAAATCGACGTATGCCTTTGATTCTAGCAATTCTTTTATAACCTGCTTCAGAATATTTTCTGAAGGCATCTTGCCTTGCTTTTTAAAATACTTTGATATGCCCTCGAATATAAGAGCATGTTCTATGAGAACCAGATAACTTGATTTAACCCGACGCAGGACTAAACCACCTTCTTTATCCCTTAGAATGAACCGGAGTATCTCTAACTGGAAGTCCGGAGTAAAACTAAATTTAACTGAGTCTTTAAACTTTTTCATATCTATATTGCAATATTTATAAACTAATAGATTTTGATAGTACCGAGATAGTTCTGAGCATGTTGACAACTATCTAGAAACATACTAATCCACTACCTTAAGCTCAAGTATATTTAATATTATTATTTTATATAAGAAAAAATACTTATATTTGCATAACGAATATTTAAAAACATGGGAAAAAGTAAAGGAAATAATGGCTCAGAGCTTCATCGATTAAAACCTATGCAAGAATATGATGAAGCTACTTTCAATAGACTTTATAAAGTCTGTAAGCCAGTGATTAGGAATCTTACCAGACAGATTGATTATAAAAGGTTTAATCTTACACCAGATATAATTCAGTCTTATTTCTGGGACAAAATGTTATTTGTTTTTAATAAATACTATGGTGAATGTACTGAAGAACATCTCAAAGCAAGGATTCTTGCTTCCTTGAGTACATTTAAGAATAAATTGCTTCGTTCTGCATACGGAGAACAAGCAGAGTATAATCAAAGCCTCTTTAAACTGGATGATTTATTCGATAATGACAAAGAACTAGAAGATGATAGTGAAGAAGAGAAAGCTAAATCCGAAATGATAGATATGATGTATACTTATATGAAAAATAAACTTTCTCCGGATGCTTATCTTTTATTCGAAGTATTAATTACTCCTCCCCCCTTCATTAAAGAGAGACTCGGAAATAGTACAAGGATTACTAATATAATGCTCATAGAATTTTTCGAAATGCCTAAGACTAATGAATCCATGAGATATATTTCTGAACTTAGACAGGATATACAGTATTGGGAAGATAGAGCTAAAGAAGAACTTAGATATTAACACAAAAGAAAAGGGACGTTTCCCAACGTCCCTTTCCGAGTGTTTACTCTAAATAAACTATGCAAAACAAAAACAAAACAAGAGTTTACTTAGACAATACAAATAATACACATGAGTTATATTAACAACTAATTACGACCTATGATATTTTTTGAATATATCTTAAAGTAATAGTCGGTGGTAACTTTTCGATAGTCAAAGTATCTACCGAAGTCTCTTGTAGGAAAGATTCCCCTATTAAATTCCAACTTACTACAATGGCACCATCTTGAATACCCTTGGTGGGAGTCCCTCTACCGAAGTCTCCATTTAAACCCGTTTCTCTATTAAAGAAAGATTGGGGTCTAACATTCTCCCAGTTATTGGCATCATCCTGTTTACCTTTAGATACACCGAGAGCATGCCTATGTCTTGGTAAATCATCGCCTTTCAATTTAATAACAAAGTTACCTTTAGTGGGAGTATAGAAATCCCCAATATTCTGTAGCATCATCTCGTCTCCAATTTGAATACCTCCGGCCTGATATCCTATTACTATCCTACCTGAAGCCTTTGTATATTCAGCCCATCCTTCAGGGATTACATCGGTTTCCCATAAAATTATTGAACCTATGGGTAAACTAGCAGTATTCAAAGAATCAGAGAATTCCTTTCTGAGAGCTTCTAGTTGCCCATCAATGTATTGCTTAATATTCAATAGATTCCCATTTTCATCCTCTACCGGAAACCCAGTATTCATTTTCTCTACTTTAGTTATGGATTCTTTCATCATACTGTGAGTAGCAGTAGTATATGGGATCTCCTGGAATTTGCCCTGATAGGGTACAATAGCAAAGTTCTCATTTCTTTTAGTCATAGCATCTGTACCCTTACCATATATCCCAATAAGAACAACAGAATTCTTATTATTATTAGAATAATAAGGGCAAGCAATCTCTACCATCTCTAGAAGATTACTAAGAGTCATACTATAATCCGAATAAATATCATTATTAAGTACATTGGGATTACGATTCTCTTCAGAAATTGGGTAGTATATATCTAGAGATTTTTTATATAACTCATAGAAACTTTCTGAAGATTCATTCCAATAAGCTACAAAATCTACTGGATTATCTACGGGTTCGGAGATAGTAGTGTGTACTGCAAACAGTAATACTTCATCGATGGACCCTTGGGTTCCCTGAATATTCTCGATGGTCAATGTTTGTTCATCAGAGATAAATATATAGCCATCTCTTGAAATACACCCAAAATTTATATCGGGTAATTCTCCATCTTCAGAATCTTTAGACATATACCTTGCTGTAATCCTATCCTTAATTACATTAGCAAATTTACTACCAGAAACTCCCTGAGGAGAAACAACCAATTTATTACCATTTATGGTGGCTGAGCCAAATCCACAGAATGGCCCCAAACCAGAAGGGGCAGCAATTGCTTCGGCTGCTTCCTTAGATTTGATTATACCTTCATACTTAAAGTACGTTTTCATTGTTCTTTGTATTTTTAAAGTTATTCTTTTGTTCTGCCATATCCCTGAAAGCTTCTCCGAGTTCATTAAATTTGAGAGTTAACAGCTTAAAGATTATCTTCCAGATACTATATTGTTTTTTAATGCCATGTATTTCACATATATGCCCATAGATACTATCTATTTCGAAGCAATAGCATAATATCATTATAGTAATGGATACTTCTATGGGATCTACTCCATAGGGTTCTCCAATAGCTTTCCCAATTACAGCCCCAAGTAAGATATAACAAATATAATCAACCAGCTTATTTAGGGTTCTCCTACCGGCCCTTGACTTTCGAATGACTATATCTTGTACTCTACTTGCAGATATACCAAACCATAAATCTGAAAGTATCAATATTATGGCAAGTAATATCATCCACCTAAGGTCATAAATAATTTGGGTACACTCTCCAAATAAACCAATCATTGAAGTCTTGAACAGAGATTGAGTAGTAGTCTCTGTTACATTGTCTATTGCACTCTTTATCATACTTCTTCAATTTTCCACATTTGATTACTATAAGTGGTAATGGTAAATGTCTTCTCAGAAGTGTCATCTGATTCCCATTCCAACTTTTGAGGATTAACGCTTAATAAGTCAGCATCTACTACCGTAAACTTAGCCCGTACTGAAGTATCGGCAACTGATTCAAAAATGTATTCTCCAGCGGTAGCCGTAGTAAATTCATATCCGGCTCCACCAGCATCAAAAGTAGTTACTTTGCCAACTTGTCTAACTCTACTATCGAATTCAGCTTTATTAGAACTACACCTAATTAAACAATATACTTGTTTAATGGTACCCTTTAATTCGGCATAACTTGGGTCAACGGTTAATTCTATAATAGTAGGGTAATTTTCCAATATTACTTGACACCTTAATGAAGAACCATCATCTGCCACAAAAGTATAAGTACCTGCTTTAGTTAATACAATCTCGGATTCAAGATTATAGGTTTCCCCAGTTTCATCACAAGTTGCAGTACCACTTACATTGACCCCGTTTTTCATTTCTTCAAGGCTAAATTTACAAGCTGATACTTCATCCAATAACTGATATACTGCATAAGTATCATCAATTTGGCTTTCGGGTAATGACCAGTTAGGTTCTTTCCACTTTGAATCTGAAGGATCTGAAGGAACTATCTTTAGTTTGTTCTGATATACAACTGGGGTATTCTTAACTACCCAAGTAGTCTTTGCAGTTGGGTAGGCTACAGATTGGAAAGTATAAGTACCTGCTCTATTAGTAGTATATACATACCCGTTTTCAGCATTGAAGGTTTCCCCAGTTTCTACTACTTTAACTCGGTAATCATCACCATTACCCGAAATACATTGTATTATTACGGTAGTTTTTGCAGAACCGTTATATAGAGTAGATGTAGATGGATTAATACTGATCCTATATATAGCAGTTTTACCTGAAACTACTTCAAAGATACCCACACCTTCATCAGTTTCTCTTTTATCTAAAGTACATTTGAATTTATAAGTACCATAGCTGTTAGCAATAAATTTATCCCCATTCTTGAAAGTCTTAGGATTACCTATTAACCTACAATATAATTCTCCAGTAAATGACTCTGGGTAATTTGAAGTTATGGTTAAAGTAGTAACTGCATCCTTCATAGTTTGATTATTTCCAACTCTAAATTCTGAGGGTGTACATCTTACCTTATAAGTAACTTCTTCTTGGGTTACTACAAATGAAGTTTGTTTTACAGGAAATTCCACAATCTCAAAAAAGTAAGTACCGGGTTTTGTAAATTCCCAAGTTGAGCCCGATATTTTTACTTGATCGGTGCCCACTAATCGAACATTACAAAGTTTCTCTGTCCCTTTATAGGATACTCTAGCTATCACCCTTGTACTAACCTTTAAAGTAGTTGGGGTTATTTTACCAGTTATGGGCTCACAAGAAATAATATATGAACGGTTATAAGTTTCCTGCCTTACGGTAATTTGGGTTATCTTAGAATTATCCCCAACGCTTCGAAAGTAATAAGTACCAGCCCTTGGAATATTAAATACCGAACCACTTTCATGTTTAGTATAACCCCAGTTAATTCTATCACTCGATATTTGATATCTCAAATCTGCATTCACCCAATCTGAGGTTACAGTTACCAATACTGGTACTTCATATACTTCTGAAGTAACTAAGTTGGGTTGGTCTGGGTTTACCAACTCGGCCTTAATCGAATACCCATCATTTACTACAAAACCATAATCTATAGTGAAGGATACGTGATAAGGTATGAATCTAGTAAAGAAACTTTCTACGGCTTCCCTAAATTTTTTAAAAGCCTCAGAATTAGAAGTATACCCATGACCAGTAAGTTTAAAACTTACGGAAATACATTGAGAACAATCAAAGGTGTTATCAAAGGTATATTTACTATCGTACTGATAGTATTGGTCAAAGTGGGGATGACCTTTTATCCAACCATCATACCCATCGGCTTTTGCTGGGTCTGTTATTACACAGGTTAACCCATATAACCTCATCATGATCTCGAAAAATTCTGATGTACCCCTTATTTTGAAAAGAGATACCGAATATCTCAAGATGTTTCTTACCTGAGTACTGGTTAAAGTAAAAGGTCCCTCTTTGGGTATTATCCAAAGCTTTGATAACTCCTGGAGTTTACTATCCGAGTAGAACCCATTAAAGTACTCTGCCCATTTCTGTGCATCTATCGTGTTCCCATAAGCAAAGGGCATTTCTCCAAGAAATTGCCAAAGGAAATTGAGATACATATCTGGGGTTTTATCTATATCGATAATATCCAATATATTCTCAATATCCTTTGTAATATAATCTTCAAAATGCTCTCCACAAATTTCTAGAAACCTCTCTAAGATGCCTTTACCATTTACCTTATAAGTATCTTGGTCCTTATATTCAAAAGGTAAAAAGTCGATTAAATTTTTGAGGTTTATCATACGATTTCGTTAACGGTTAATGTTAATTGTGAAGCATTCTCGAATACTGGCAAATTAAAGCCAGGGTCTTCATAATCATGGTTTGGTTCAGATACTGTAATAGAATATCGATAACCTGATTGATAGCTATTGTTTTGGATATCCAATGAGAAATCAAAACCATTAGCTTTATCTATAATCTGAATAGAGCTACCGACTGAGCCAGTAGTTACATAACCATTAGATACTGAACGTACTGTAAAAGTAGTTGAGGAATTGAAGGTTATGTAGTAAGTCATAGAACCCTTTGCCTTGGCCAATTTAAATTGGCCAAGGTTTAATTCCTTATTACCATAAATGGTAGTAGGCCAGGGTTTAATATAGAACTTAGTAAGGTGAAGGTAATCTACAGTTGATAGGTTATCTATTAGGGCATAGATGTCTGATACCCTTACGCTTCCACCTATCTGAGCTTGCTCTGGAGAATAGGCATTGTATAAAGCTGTAAGAATTTGAGTTTGTATCTCGGCAGTCTTATAAGACTTCTTACCAGTAACATCCATCTCCAGAATAATCTGAACCTTACCTGCAGACTTAACCTTTAACCAAGTAGTCATGGGTGCCCTTTGAGATAATAGGTTGTATACCCTATTTATTAATTCGGAAGAAGCAACAGCTCCACCATCGGGGCTAATGTATACTGTAAGCTTTCTACCGCATTCATAATCGGCTTTAGCCTTGTTTACACCATCTACTAACATAGCTAAGCTTTCAAAGTCCTCCTTAGTAATTGCTACTCCCAGAGTCTTTACACTCAAAGGTATATGTTCCTTGAGCATTGTAAAGTTCTCATAGTTTGAACCTCCTCCAGCATCATAAGCATTACTTACAGTAGCATCAGTGATTGAAGAAGAGATTATTGACGGTACAGATGTAATGGTATTACTTTTTACATTACCTTGTGCACCATTGGTTAAATAGAATACTACATTGGTTATCTTTGCACCTGCTGCAGGTTTCTTACCGAAGGTTCCATCCCCAAACATTATGTAAGGGTTAAGAGCTTCATCTATTGAAACCATAAAGTGTTTATCCGTTGGCTTTGATTTTGCAAAGGTATCTACTAATACCCAAGTTTCCCCACCTATCTGCAATGACATAGAACCTTGTTCATAATACTTACCATTGGGTAGAGTACCCAGATGAATTATAACTCTATCTCCAGTGGGTATTACCATATTATTTAAAGCACTTGCAGTATACTTCTCATGTTGAACTATAGGTACTTTACAGGTAGTTACATTTGAATACCAAGTTACGTCCCTAGCAGATAACCAGGAATTACCACTGGAATCTGTAAACAGAGTACCCTGAGGTATAGTTAATTTAGCACCAATAGAATTACCAGTAATACTTCTGGATAAGATTACATCTACTGTAGCAGCAATCGCTGCTCGAGCATGGTAATCTACCAGAGCTCCGTGTTTAACTACCGAATCATACCTTCTTGCAGTAGATAGGAAGGTTTCCCTTGCCATATTATCTACATAATAGTGGAGTACTTCGGCAATTGCCGCAAACAAAGAGAGGATGATAATTAAGATATTCCCCTCCGAATAATCCGTTATGAGTTTCTGACCCTGAGGGTCCTTAAGCCCCATAAGGGATTCAACCAGCTTGGCCTTAATCTGTTGATAAGACCTCTGGTATGGGTTAAGCCATTTATTTGTGATTCCCATATTATTGTGTATTTAATGAATTATCTGACTTATCATAGGTGATATCGAGGTACTGACTAGAATTTGTTCCATTTACTACATAAGATACTTCTATATGTATTTTTGCATCAACTCTAGTAACTGTGATACTTTGGAAGGTTATTCTCTGTTCCCAAGCACCTATGGCTTGTTTTAAAAACTCTTTAATTATAAAACTTAGGGCTTGTGAGTTTGGTTCCTCAATACATTGCCATAGTTTACTACCAAAGTTTTCCTGTCGAAATCTCTGACCTATCATATAATACAATATAGAACTTATATTATCCCTGATAAGTTTAAAATCCCCGTTTACTGGGTACCAACCTCTTTCCCCGTTTTCATTAGTTGTAAGTTGGATAGGGTAAGTTACACCTATACCAACTAAGTCTGTAAAGTAATTCTTTTCCATTAGTGTATGCAGGTTTTATCCTCATAATCGTCTACAACGAATTGTGAGAAAGGTTTAGTTACTTGAGTTACTGTAGGACCTGAAGAACCTGGTCCAGTAGTTACACCTGAGTGTACATGAGAATTGAACATACTGCGAAGTTGTTCTAGTTCTTGGATAGTTTGATTTAGTTTTTCGGTTAATTGAAAAATATTGATTAACCCATGATTTTCCCCAGTATTTAATATAAGGGTATCACCCGAAGATATATTGATATCTTTATTAGCTGATACCACTACATTAGACTCAGAATAAACCGATATATCCCCATTAAAGTAAAGGTTCAGTTTCCCATTATCATCGTCTATTACAATGAGATTACCTTCGGGAGTAACTATACCCATCTTATTTGGCCCATCTAAAGGTTGTGGTACTTGATTCATGCCCCAACCATGATATTCCCATAGGGGTTTAGTAGGGTCACCGAATTCAAAAGTAATGAATACTATATCTCCTATCTTGGGGGCTAAGAATTTAAAGCCACTACTTATTGAGCCATGTTGGCCTTTTGGTAAAGCCCAAGCAAAGGTACCTCCCATTACTTCGGGTATACATACTTTTACTCTATTCATCTTCTTTTCGACATCATTGTTATCAACAACTATCCCCCGATAAATAGAATAATATCTTCCAAGACCCTCTAATCCTTCTTCTGTTATTATCTTTGCAGTTTCATAGCCCATAATTACCTCGCTTCCTTATTCTTGATATATTCCTTAAATCTCTTTATGGCTACTTCCATATAATCGAATTTAACCCAATAATCATCAGGTACTTGAATATCCTTAATGGTTATTTTTCCGGGTATTACCTTACCCGAAGAAGTAGTTAAACTACCAGAACTTACAGCTATACCTTCGGCTTTCTCGATTGGAGTCTTAGCCAACACCTCTGTATAATAAGCCTTCTTCCGAGCCATTTCATCCCTACGTTTAACATCTAATACATTTCCTTCCTTATCCATAATACCAGATTCAATGAAATAGGCAACCTCATTATAAGTCCAACTCAAATCTAATTCATTGATATTACTTAAAGCCTTCTTATCTTTACCCTTAGAAGTTATAGCATTAGCTTTAGCATCATTAGCTACAACGGTTTGAGTAGACAAACCAGTTTTAGAAGTAGTAGAACCAGCCCTACTTGAATTCTTTACTAACTCCAAGTTAGTTACGTATCCCTGACCTGCATCCATAGAGTGGGTACATTGTTTTATATACCAGGGACCAGACCATCGTTTACCCACATTCTCTAAGATTAATACTTGAGAAGAAGCTAGTAAAGGCCTTCCAACAACTTGCATCTGACAAACCAATTTACTCTCAGTATGCTTTAAACCACCATTAGCATTAGCATTAGCTGCCCATGCCCACTTATCTATCCCCCCATATCTACTGAACAAATTATGATAAAGTTTGTACAGGGGTATTTCAACATTAGCTTTTTTCCAATGCTGAACTTTCACTGTAACACTGAAGACACCAAGACTTGGGTTTAATGGGTTTTTATATTTGATAACTGGAGTGTCATCAATCACCGCAGTATAGGGACCTTTCTTTAATGCGGATATACCCCGATAAACACTTTCTTCGTCTTCTAGTCCCCAAGCATTAGCTCCACCCTTAGGGGTATGCTCTGGGTCAAAGTCTCTTGGGTCCAGGTCTTCTATGACCATGTATTCCATTTGGTCTTTACCCTCAAAAAGGTACCTTTCGTTCTTAAGGATATTGTATATATCTTCATCTAATGTCTTACCATTAACCACATTCTTAAGAGCTGCATTTAAAGCTGCCCGTCTATCAGCAGGAAATTCTTCCCTTTGAATGGTTTTGTTTATGATACTTCTTACCTGGTCTGTACTAAGTTCATTAAGGAATTTTTCCTTACCTTGTCTATATGCTTCGGCGGGATTAGAAGCAGAATATTCGGCTACATCCCGATTCCATTTATCATTCAATTGTTTCCTAGCTTCAAATGCAGCTATTAAGTTAGGGTCAGTCTTTAAGGTATGATTTATCCTCATCTGCATAATAGTTGGTATATCTTGAGGATTATTTTCAACCCCATATTTACCTACTGAAGTATGCCAATTCTTATAATATACCCCATTATTCTCATTAGCTACTATCTCCGGTAATTTTTCGGTATCATCAATCCCAGTGCTTAATACTTCTAAGTCTTTACTCTCTGGATTAATAGTAGGAGAGAGTGTAGCCTTAACTCTTTTAGTCACTTTTTGAGTAGAGAATTGAACACTGAGTACTTCTCCATTCTCACCATGATAAGTATAAACGGTTACTGGTTCTTCGTGGAATTTCCTATTGTGTATATAAATAACATTATCTCTTGAATCTATGTACCAAGGACCATTAGTATAACCCCTCATCTTCTGTTCTAATTGAACTAAGATATTCTTGCCAACTAATCCAAAGTCACTATTAATTAGAGCCTTCAAATCTTCTGGCATAGCCACTTCTGCTACTCCACTGTATTTATTAGCATAAAGTACCTTTCCAGTAGTAGTACGAGTATTCTCTGTGGGTACCTGTAGTGACTCATATACTTTATTACTTATTATTCGTTGTTCCATTACTGAAAGATTTCTATGATTACACCTACACCATTATCACAACCACCATCTAAATACGAAGATAAGCTGTTCTCTGAAGCTTCAGAGAAATTGTATGGTGGCTGATATCTTAAATCACCAATAGAGTCTATACACTTGATAGTTACATGGGTACCAGTAGAATCAAACTTTGCCTCAAAGTCCCTAACCTTAATAGTTTTAATTGGGCCTGATATGAATTGACCATCTGGGTATATGTATCCCCACTGTAAGCATATCACACTACCTTCTTGTAAAGCATCTATGTCTACAGTATCTGGATCTCCAGTATCAAATGTAATTGTAGCAAGATTTTCTTTTTCTTCATCATACCTATAATTCCAGGTACTAATATAAGCTCCAAGAGGTATACCAGTAATGGGATTCATTATTGGCATACCTCTAAAATCGAATAGGGCCAAGTATGGTTGGCCCATTCCATTATATAATATAGGTTTTTGTTTAGCTGCCATAAATTGGGATTCTTATAAGTGTTCCACTTTCTACCTCTTTAAAAGGATTTAGTATACCATTGGCTTCTGCAATAAGGTACCATTTACCAGAATCACCATAATATCTATAGGCTATATTCTGTAAAGTCTCCCCATCCTTAACGGTATGTTGAATATCGTTTGAGGATGAAGGTACAGAAACTACTGGAGCTTCTAAAGAGTAATCACCATCTCCGTAATTTAGAGCATAGGCATTATTATAAGGACTAGCTCCTATTAGATATTGGTTAACATCAATCATATTTAATACCTCCTGTCTTTTTAAGTGAATCAGAATTTATGAAATCTCCATAGGATAAGTTATATGCACTTACTCTCTTGAAAATCAATTCTTGGGTTGCTGTTGCAGGTAATAATCTACCATTTCCAAAAGTAGCCGGCTTTCCCGGTACCCTTATCCTATAACCATTCTGAAAATTCTTCAAGGTATAGGTTGCTGAAGTAAGTATATAATTGTGATTATCAAATATACCAGAATCACCCCATTCTATTTTAACAATTGGAGGAGCAGCTTGGTAACCATTTGATTTAGACCATGCTTCTAATAGCCTACATTTATTTACTACCTCTTCGGGATTCTCTGGGTCATTACAGTACCAGGATACATTAAATTGGATAATGTCTTCAGCCCCAGTATAGTGATACATTGGTACATTACGTCCCATAGACTTAATGGTTGCCCATGTAGTTTCTCCCCTGAAGTCCAATTCCGGAGGTCTATTCTGTAGGGTAATATATTGAGTAGGGTTAACAGTCATGTTATATATCCTTACTTCATTCTGGTATATAACATCTGGTTTAGCCTCGAAGTTTCTGTAATTAGTAGTATTCTTATTCCCCTTTGCTGGGTCTACTCCCTCACTCTCCTCTAATCTCGGGAATTGTAATTCCATCCTCCATTTAGCCTGGAGTTGTTTGTTTAGAATAGGGTTCTTAGACGATATTTGAGCTTCTCCGATTACTCCATTGGGAGTATAGAGTTTACCCTTTGGAGCATCATCTTTGGGAAGAGTAGAAAGAGTTCGATTGAGTAATATCCGAGCTCTCCATAGTTTATTTAAGGGACCAGTAAGAACACCTGCTGTATCTCTTGTAAGGTCATTGTACTTTTCAACAACCTTACCTGCTGCTTTATTTAATACTCTAGCCATAGTGTTTTTAATTTTATAATCCTAATGCTACACCAGTATAATCTTGCTGAGAACCCAAAGAATAATCTCCCAATATCTCACCATCTACACTGATGTTAATCTTACCATCTTTTAATCCATCTCTAATAGCTGCCCTCATTGCATTCAAGAACCTTTCTTCATTCTGAGCCCTGATGGCAGATGGGTCTTCTTTACCCTGAGCTTCTGTATTCCTATCTACTGACTTAATAAGACTGCTTCCTACCTCTATTAATAAGGGAAGACCGATGGTAATAGCTAACCCCACTGGTCCACCCAGTAATCCCATAAGTCTACCTCCTAAGCCAAAAGCTGCAGAAGTAGCTAACTTCTTACCAGCTTGCTTACCACCTTCACGTACAGTTGTGGATATTAAATTAGTACCACCAAGAGCAGTACCTTGAGATACTCTTCTACCCATTGAATCTCGGTAATAAGTTCTACCTCTCTTATCCTTACCCATAAAGAAACCTCCAGACAAAGGTATCGATTTCCCCATCCCCAAAGTTTGAGCAGCTATTGAACTCATCATGAAAGATATATTTCTTAGATGTGCTTCCATGATAACAAACTGAGCATTAGTTTTTGCAGTTGCAGTAGACATACCTTCGGTAGAAGCTGTAGCAATAGTCTGTAAATACCCAACAGACCTGATGATACCTCTTACGGTATTAAACCCTGCAACTATAGTACCCACTACTACTCCAGTAGCCGCAACTCTAAGACCAAAACTTCCAGCCCAAGTTTCTGAGATAGAATTGATTATTTTAACAAGGTAAGTACCTACATTTAAAACAGGAGTAAAGATTCTACCCAAAGCTGCACCTGCAGTAACGGTTAAGTTCTCTAAACTTGATTGGAATTGGTCGATTACACCGGCATCGGTTTTAAGACGTTCTTCATTGAGTCGATTTACTGCTCCCATGTTTTGGTCATAGGTTGCAAGTATCTTACCCATCTTATCTCTACCAGAAGCAATATCCCTAAGTACTGGGAGCATACCACGATTACCACGAACTCCAAAGATATTGAAGAAAGTTGGTGTTTCAATTCGTGAAGGTAAATCTACTGCAGCCTTAGCAAACTTCTGATAGATAGTATAAAGGTCTATAAGATTACCCTGAGCATCGAAGAATTCATCTGGACTTAAGCCCAAGTCTGCTAAAGCGTTATAGCCTTTCTTTTTTTGATTAACAAGGGAGAGTTGTAAGTAACGAATCATATTGGCCAGTGAGGTACCTGCCATAGAACCTTGTATACCCATATCTCCCAATACACCGATGGCAGCAGCCGTTTGCCGAAGATCTACTCCAGCAGTTGCCATATCTGCTCCTGCATAAGATATGGACTGGGCTAAGTCTGTCAAAGATATATTTGCATTAGTAACTGCAGTATATAGGTCATCGGTTACTCTAGCGGCTTCTCCCATTGGGATTTGGTACATTGACATGATATTAGTCATCAAGTCAGCTACACCACCTTTCTGTCCCACTGGCATTGTAAAGATTGAAGCCAGCTTAGATGCTGGCCCAATCATTTCCTTAATAGCATCGAATTTATTACCTGCCATAGCCAGGTACCTTTGTCCTGATGCAACATCCGAAGCAGTAAGAGGAGTTATCTCATTGACGTCTTTTGCCAATTGTAACATTTCCCTTTGTTCTGCAATGGTAGCACCAGCAATTTTCGAAGCAGTCCAAACTTCATTCTGAACACCCGCAGAGTATTTATAGGCCCTTGCCATTCCCCCTACGAGCTGCATTCCGAAGTCCATTGTATTAGAAGCTGACATCTGTATACCTCTATTCCAGGTACTCATGTCATTCATCATAGTTCTGAATGACCCAGATATCTTGCCAGCCTCTTGAGAGAATCGGTCTTTTAATACCATGGCAACACCGACCTCTACTATACTCCTACTGGTATTCATAATTTATTTTCTTTTCTTTAGTTGTTTATAATATTGTTCGGCCATTTCCTTAAATATTTTCCTGATTCTATACGGAAGACGTAAAAAGCCGAAATAGTCTAAGGCTATCTCGGCTCTGGTGATATAAACAAAATCACTCTCTAACATTACTCTTCCGTCAGGTAGAAAAAATTGGGTGCCCAAACTATAGGATAAGTTCTTTCTTCTCCAGTTAAGGGATTAGTAATATGGGACTCTCCCTTAAAGATAGGGTCAATAGAGATTATATACTTTCTCATCTCAGCCATATCTTTTGCTGTAAATGGAGTAAAGTTTTCTACCTTCTCCCAATTACCGTCTACTTCTAAGTAAAGATTCCGACAAAGTAAGGGGGCATTCTTAGTTTGTTTATCCAAGGGTAACTTCATGAACTCTTGTTCTCCCTTACCAGTCATACAATCAAATTTGATTTTCTTGCCCGATGAAAGAAGATATTCATGACCGGTTAATTGAATACCCTTTGGATAATAAGGGATGGCATCTGGTTTTTCATCAAATACCCTATTATCAGTGGGTACTTCTGAATAATCGAAAAGGAACTCATGAAGGTCTTGGCCATAAGTAACTTTACCACCGTTCTCTTTACCCCAGTCATATTCAAATTCTACTTCCTCTCCCAATGAGAATATACGAGAATTGAAAATAATTGCATAGCGGTCATTGACTGGTAGATTGAGAGCATCATCAACGGTTAGCTTACCGTTAGGAGTGGCATTAGTTCTAATTACGATTGCTGCAATGAACTTGGTAAGGTTCATTAAAGTTTTCATGTCTGAAAGGTTACTGAGAATGTCTTCATCAGCTCCATTCTGTTCTCTAATTTCATATTCGAAACCAGAGGGTCCGGTAAATCTAAATGTTCTAAATTCCATAACTTTGATATATTTAATGTTTACAAATGTTCATAGTACTCCGTATAACAACAAGAAAGGGGTGAGCTCCTATCACAGGAATCCCACCCCTCCACCGAATCTTAGTGAAAATAGACTAAGGAATTAGTATTTGTCTGCAGTACCCACCGAGAACTCTATGGACTCTATGGTATTCTCTGAAGCCATTCTGTCCAAGTCTAAGCCGGTAATCTTACATGGCCATACCTCTTCGAAGACGTGGGTATTAAGAACCGAAACTCCATCTTCGGCAAGTTCGTTTACAATAGCCGTTTCCCAATATTGGCTTGGTACTAAGCCACCACCAACTATATGGTCTTGGCAAGAATAGAGCCAGTCATGAAGCCAGGTATCTGAACCTGCAGTAGTCATAAGTTTCTCTACGATAAGATTACCTATAGTAACCCTACCAGCAGTTTTAACATCTCTATTGACATCCCCATGAGCCACCTGGTCAATCTCAATATCAGGCAAAGTACAACTTTGGAATAGATAAGTATTGATAGGGTGTTTGGGGAACATGATACTCCACAAGAATTTCTTCCGTGGATTTTTTACTTTTGCTCCCATCGTTATATGTTTATAGGTTATTACTTGTTTCTACAACTGATACCGACTTAGAAGCAGCATCAATTACAATCTCCATAGTTACCTCTTGCATAGGAACTACGTCTTTATACTTAAGGATAGCACGGTACTTACCTTGACGGGCATCTGCTTCGTTATTTACGGAAAGATCATCCCAAGAAGTTGCATCCTGGTCACCCATCCAAGTATATTCTGTCATGGCATCTTCGTCTACCAAAGAATCTAACGTAGGTTTAACTTCCAACCAAATTCTTTTCCAAGTACTCCAAACATTGGGCTCTTCCAGGTATTTGTTAAGTACGGGACGAAGGAACTTCTTCAAATACAAATTCAATCTTACGATTGAAAGGAATCTTTCTGAATCCTGTTTTACCTGAGAAGAGAAGCAATGCCATAGCATGGTTTGTTTACCTGCATCGGGAGTATCTTTGATTACCATCTCATTGATATAATTCTGAGCAAGTGTGTTCAGTTCATTATATCGAGAAGGAGAACCATAATTTGGGCATACTGGTCCAACGGCATCTCCAATAACTCCCCGGTTCATACCAGCAAAGGATTTCCAAGGACCGTATTGAGTAGCAGAAGCATCTCCCAAACCTGCAATGGTACCCACTACATCGGAATCCTGAAGGTTACCGTTTTCGTTGTAGTACTTAAGGCCACCACCAAAATAAGCAATGTACTTAGAGTTACCTACAGTACCGAGGCAAGTCTGTACCCAAGTAACCTGAGCTTTGTAATCTCTGGCCTGAGTACCCTGAGTATAATGAGTAAGGTGTTTCGGAACTTCGATATAGAGTACCCATTCCATCAGTTCCTTTGCCATATCCGCAGCAGCCTTGTATACCTTGAGTACATCTGCATCAGCAGTAAGGTGTTGAGAGATATGAGAAATGAATAACTGATAGAAGTCAGTGTAATCCTTTACGAAGTCCAAAGAAGCAATCCATTCATCGGCAGTAGGAGTAGAACCTGCAGAACCGATAGTACCGGTAAACTTCTTTTCATCTTCTGTAGGAGCAGCACCACCTACAGTTAATGTAACGGCATTCTTTGTACCATCTACACTATCAGTAAGCCATTTGATAAGATTCTCGAAAGAAGAACCAGCAACTACTACCGGCTTAATATATTCTGAGTTCTTAGCAAATGCACTAAGAGCAAGGTAATCTACCGAAGTATCATTATTTTCATCGGCAGTTTTGTAAGTGATTACTGGACCTTGTTCAAGTACTTGACCATTGCCAGAATAGATTTTGTAATACAAGGTGTTAGCTTGTTTGTAGAAACCCACCTGGAAACTATCAGTACTACCGATTGGGTCCCCATAACCTTTAGTTACCAAGCCTAAGCTATAAGTAACTCCACTTGAGGTAATGGTAATGAGTGCTGCAGGTGTAGCTGGGTCTGGGGCAGCAGAAGCCGGTACTATGCCTTCCTCTTCGGATTTAGCAGCAGCCTTTGTTTTACTTGCTGCAGTTGCAGCCACTGTACCCTGGGTAGCTCCCTTACCAAGTACTCGAATAACACGAAGCTTAGAACCACCCTGCAAAGCCTTTTCGATATTTGATACAGAACCATCGGGTACAATTTCAGAACCATATATTCTTTGGAACTGAGAGAATGTAGAGATGATTTCTGAGGGGTCATCGTATGGGCCCTTAGTAGTTCTAGCCAATACACAAGAAACTCCTAACATAGGAGTAGTTTGAAGAACATTGTTGTTCTTAAACTTAAAATCAACATGAGGTGAAGTTGGCATAATTCTATTGTGATTAAAGTTAATTACTCGTTTAATTTATACCCTAGAGTATTGTACCTATTCCTTAGGTATCTTCAACTCTAGCATTTCATTTTCGTTTTGTTCGAACAATCCAATGAGAGCAGTAATATCTTTGATAGGTGTAAGTGTACCTTCTTCCAAAAGCTTTTCTGGGAGAATACCATCTTTACATACGTAAGTATATACCTTCTCAAGTATACCATGTTCTACATCTGGATGGTCATAATAATTACCAATTTCAATGAATAGGTTTCCGGTTGGGTCAAGCCTGCCCTTGCTCCATTCCTCTAAGTCATTAAAGTATGGTCTTACATATCCTCTAGCAGGTAAGCCAGCATATAAGATTGTATGCAATAATCTCATATCGGCTTGTGTTTGAGAAACGAGGTGTATATCAACTGTGATATCTTTAGTCTCATAGGGAAACTCTGAAGCTTGGTAATTACCGTCTTCTAACTTATCACCAATGATATATTTGTTCACTCCAATATCACCAGCATAATAACCTTGCAGTTCGATTGTTATTCTGGGGAGAGTCTTGGGTCCTTTTACCTGATTGTTTCCTATACCAAACAAGGGTATAAACTTAGGCATACCCTTGATAGCCTCTGCAAAACGTTTTTCGTTTTCTTGAGACAAGGGCAAGAAGTCTTCTGGATTTAAGGTAAGACCCATTTCTAACATGGTGCTGAGGAGACATATATAGAATGTTCTCTCAACTACTTCTTCTGAATTTACCATAATTAAGCTTGATCAGGAATAACTCTAAGTCCTTCATCAGCATTTACCCAATTTACTGTACCATCTCCTACTTGTATTTGAGCCTCTACTACTAAGGTATATAAAATTCCAAAAAACCTACAGTCATAATGGATAGTACAGGTTAATTCATCAACACTGGTCGTTGCTGCTGAGGGGTAATTCGTAAACCATAGTTTCCAAGGAATAGGGTCTCCACTTGGATTTGAGGTAGTACCATTAGCTGTTTCCCCAATCTTGGGTACTCTGAAGGGTCTAATAAACGTAGCTACCTCTTCTCCATTGATAGTGTACACTATGTAACCCCTAAAGGTAGCAGTCTTCACAGCAGGATTATTTGCTACAGAGTGACCTAATCCTGCTACTGGTCTAATTTCATAAGTAACTACTCTAACACTTGGAGATTGAGTTATATTAATAGCTTTCTCGAATTTTTCACTTTGAATTATCTTGACTACTCCAGTTCTTTCAATTGGATTATAGGTACCCGACTGATACTCCCCATTTCTTGATAGAGTTTTAATAATAGCCTTTCCTGGTTTATTACCTTCGCCTACCTCTTGGGTTACTTCTAACCAGTCTACGGTAGTTTCGATTTTCCAATCTAAGGCTCTATATTCTTCTTGAGGTTCACCACCAATATATTTTTGTTCATAACTATAAACTAATACTTCCCAAATCTCAAGCCTTTTGGTACCATCAAAAGTATAACTATCACTGTCGGGTGAAATAGTAAGGAAGGGTTTCCAAGTTTCTACTACTTGGGGTTTTCCCTTTTGTGTAAAAGTAACTTCCCTTTCTACTCCCTGAACTATCACTTTTATTACTTGTTCTTTATTAGATTCTGATTCATTAGCTGCTTTAGGCTTTACCCTAATAGTTGCAGTACCCGTTCCGGATAATGAAGATATTTCAAAGTCTGCTGCCATTTTTAACTTTCCTTATTTCTTTTCTAACTTCATTTCGTATTTCCTTTTGTAAGGCAGCTTTTCCACCAGCAGCCTTAAATGCAGGATTCCAAAGAGGACGAGGTGGTAAATTACCATCTCTGCTACCATACTCTAACATGATAGCTATCTGATTCAAAGTCTTTCTTGAAGTCTTACCAGTATAGGTAATCTTCTTGATTCCAATTGGTAAACCAACGAAAGTTCTATTCTTGGTCTTTACTACAGTAACGGATTTAGCATATTGACCCGTGAGTCGTAATAGAGTATGCTCCCCATATTTCTTTACAGTACCTGGAGCATGTTTTGGCCAAGAAGTATGGGTACCGGGTGGTGGAACACCCGTATTCAAACTTCGTCTTACTATACGAAGAAGTTGATTACCAAACTTTTCTGTACCTTTCGCATAGCCTTCGGTTAAGATACTTGGAGTTTTGGCAATCAACCTTTCTGCACGAGCTTGTTCTCGTTTATCTACGTATATTTCTAGAGGGCCAACTGGAGTCGATAGTGTAATATTAACCGACTTACTTGGCATAATTCTTACTGTTGTTTAGGTTTATCCAATCCCAGCTCCTGAGCAATTCTCTGTAACAGAGTCTCTTGAGTGGAGATTCATTGGTCCATGTATTGACGGAACTCCTCAAACCCTGGAGCAGGTTTACTTGGAGCAGAAGGTGATTGGTTAATTGAATTGAGAATGTTATCGCATTCAGAAACAATTGCCTCAAACTTTGGTCGATTGTTAAGTATATTCAAGGCATTCTGTTTCTGCATAGTAACCTCATTAATTATATTCACTACATCGGTAGTATAATATACCCCATTATAAATACCCTCATCAGATTGTGATGGCAAGTATATGGTGAGTTGTGATACCGAATCTTGGATTACCAATTCGACACTGTTAACAAAGCCGTCTTTAGCACCAGAGGCCATTGGTTTACTTTCTCCTACCTTTACGATTCTTGCTGTATCAAAAATAGGATAACCAGACCGTCTGTCTTTTTCTAATGTGAAAATCACTTCACCTTTCTGTACCTTTTGGAAAATCAATGTTCTTTCGTCCATAATCATTTTCTATTTATTAAATTTAAACCAAATGAAACTGCACCTGGATTCCTTTGCATGAAGTCTACCAGGTTTAAGAATTGATAGTATCCAAATTGATCGATGAGTACCTGAGCTTTGTTTGCTACTTCTTGTGCAATCTCTATATTGGGAGCCGGTAGAGCTAACTGTATCTTAAATTCGGTGAGTTGTTCTTTTTCCATAATTCCTTAGTTCAAGTGGTTAAAACGAAAAAAGGAGTACACCCCTGATAGATGTACTCCTTTCTAATCATCCTGGTATGACAATTGGTTATGCCGTTGTAGTACCTCCAGTAGTCTTCAGAGCTGCAACCACTTGGTTGATAATGTTCTGGTCTCTCTGGGCATCTACCACTCGGTTCAAACGGGCAATCTCCTGGTCCTTTGCAGTGTTCTCAATGAGACATTTGATTTCCTGTTGTCCATTCTTGAGGTCACAGCAGCAACGTTCAAGTTGAAGAGCCAATTCGGACTTCACTTCTTTAATCAAACCTTTAGTTTCGCAGCAGCAATTCTGTTGTTCATGTTCCATCTGGCAAAGACGGCCCATAACACGATTGAAGCCTGCTCCCATTTGGTCACGAGAATCCCGGATATCGGAATTGGTTTTGTATCCCAAATCACAAAGTCCTCTTTCCGTTGTGAAACGATTGTTAAGAATTTCTCTACCTACACCGGCAACATCTTTTGCAACTCCACTGATTTCTTGAGTTACTCCTCTGGCAGCATCAGAGATATCCTTGTAGATACCTGCTTTTGCTTCCTGAACGGTAGACTCTACCTTCTGAATGTCAGCTTTAGTGTCATTGATCTTGTCCCATACAGAAACTGCAGCCGCACCAAAGCCACCACCTACCAATGCACCCCAACCGGAGCCCAACCGGAGCCCCAGCCAGAATTACGATTACCACAGCAACAATTATCATTGCAACCTCTATCCGCGATTACTACGCCATCGCCAGCACCTTTAACTTCGACTCCCATAACGGTTTAGTTTTAGAAAGTTAATAAATAAGTTTTTGATTTCTCTAATACATTATAAAATACTATGGTGTTGTATTTTAAACACTAAAGTAATATTTATAGGTAATCACTGCAGCATTCTGAGTTATGTTGACTGTAAGCTCCCAACTGTCATCATCGTTTTCTGCTTGCCTTAATTTAATGGTACCTGACCTTGTTGATTCTACGGTATTCTCTGTTAAGGTTAAGGTTAACCCATAGTTTCCATTATCACTTGATAACGTTGTAATTGCTACATTTGTAACCCAACTTGATTTTGAGGTTACAGTTAAAGCTAATGGGTATCTTGTACTTATTTCAGAACCGTTTATTACCTTAGTCTTAAAAGAATAAGCTACATCAACTGTAAAATTATTACCTCCCAAAGCTGATAATCCGGTTCTGGAAGTAGTTCTAGAACCAGTAGGGGAAGTAAATGCCAAGTAATACTTATAAGATACTGAAGCAGCACTCTGAGTAACTGTGATGGTTTTAGTAGTTGCCCCACTATAGGATGCAGTTACTGTACAACTTCTACTTGAAGTACCCGTGTTCTCTGTAGCAGTAAGTACCGTCTTAGCTGAATTCAAACTAAATCCAGTACCACTTGCACTAACCGTAGGTGTAGCACTCTTCGAAGAACCTGCACTTGTTGACCCTGAACTCCAATGGTTGGTAGTAGGTATACTTACACTGGCATAAATATTAACACTACCTCCTGAATTAGAGATAGAGTATGAATTTGCCGATAAACTTATTACTGGTGTACCATTGGTAGTACTGGTAATTGAATTCGCTGCCTGATATACATCAAGGGTTATAGATTCCGATTTACCATTCAGAGATACTGTACAAGTAAGGGAGCCTACTCTTGTTCTAGCCTTAGATGTAGTTCCCAAAGAACTTGCACTAACGGCAGTACCATAAGAAATACTAGCACCAGATGTAATCGTACCTCCTCCCGTAGTAGAACCATTCCATCCCCAAGTCTGTGAATAACTTGGAGCTGTTGTAAATGAACTCCTTGTTCCTCCTGATGCTGGGATATCTGATACTGCTCCACCACTTACTGTGATTTCACTATAGGTTCTATAACCTGCAGATTGAGAACAACTAATGGTTAACTTCTTATTGGTTTCTGCTTGAGTTAAAGTTACGGTACCACTACGAGTACTGGTAGAAGTATTATTACCCATAGTTACTGAAGTACCGGTACCGGATATACTTCCTCCATTAGCTCTAGTATAAGTTAAAGAAATTTGGTTACCATAGTTATGACCATTCCTTAATTCTTGCTTGTATGAGGTTACAGTAAATGTTTTCGTTCCTCCAGTTGCCCCAAATGACATAGATGTTGGATTCACTGAGAAAGTCTGAGTCCAACTTTGAGATGCTGCTGCCTGAGACCAACCGATAGCAAAAGTTTTACCAGAGCCCTGTTGGAGTATTACTCCATCAGTCTTGGACCTTGCAGTTAAATCTAAGTTCTCTTGAGCAACCCAACCTCCGGCATCGGACCAAGATACCCAAGAAGGTAATCCAGAAGTAGAGTAATTTACATCCTCTTTAATACCAGTAGCTACACCATCTAAGTACTTTTCCCGATTAGAGGTTCCTCCAAAAACTTTATCTGCATTGGTAGGAGACCCACCTAAAGCAGTAAAGTTTAGAGTAGTATTAACAAGGGTAAAAGTATACTTATAGGTTACCTTATGAATATCTTCGAGTTTAACACCCTCGTTATTTCCATAGGAACTAGCATTGGAGATTTCCAAGCCAACGTAATTTTCCCCCGTTCCTGTAGGGGTGAGTGCTAACAATTCAGCCTTGGTAGGGCAGTCGTTACCTGTCTTACCAAGGCCTACTTTAGTTTTGACAGCACTCCATGTTGCTATCTCTCCCATATTAATCTACATCTTTAAGATTTCTGAGTTCTGAGATTTCAGCCTTCAAAGCCTTAATCTCATCGTAAAGAAGTTTGATACCTTCGATTGCCAGAGTAGACATCTTATGGTACTTAACTTGTTTTACCAATACGTATTCTTCACCGTCGATAACAACTGTTTCGAATTCCTCAGGATTAGGAACTGAATCCTTAGTTCTTGGGTCTTCTTCTACGTAGTTATTAAACCCAGCTGCTTCCAAACCTTGTGCAATGGTACCTTCATCTTCCTTACCATCCATGATAAAGGATTCTGTAGGTATACTGCAAATTTGTTCCAGAGTATGGGTTAACGGTTTGATGTTAGATTTCAATCTTTCATCGGAAGACTCTTTCCAGAAACCAGAAGGAGCAGTAGTCTTAGCAAATACTACCTGGTCGGTAGTTGCCAATCCCAACTGGGTTCTAGTTACTACGTGAGGATTATCTCTTCTACCAGCATGGCTATTGATAGAAGTCTGAGCAGCAGTACCAGCAGCCTTAGCATCGGCAATGGCAGAAGCTTGAGCGGTAGATACTGGTTTGTTAGCATCCGAGGTATTATCGGCATTACCTAAACCTACCTGAGCCTTGGTTACTCCATGAGGATTGCTCTTATTGGCAATATGCTGATTTACCTTGGTTTCCAATGCCGTTAAATCGGTATCAGTATTACCTACTGCTTCATCGATGTAAGTTTTCAATTCTGTTCTAAGAGAATTGATAGCATTGGTTCTGTTAGTAATTTCATTTGCCAACCCAGTAACTGTGTTATCCAGGTTCTTCTTGTCGGCTGCAGTCATTACACCGGCTACGGTTTGTGTAGCTGCAGGAATATCGAAAGTATGTTGAGTTTCGTTTACCTGGAAACTACCATCCTCTTTCCTTTCTGTCCACCAATAACCTATGGTTAATTTAGTAGCAGAAGTAATCAGATTAATTAAATTACCTGAGTTCTCCAAATCTCTACCAAGGATATGGTCAGGGAAACTGTTAATCTTAGCCGTAATTGCATTATCGGCATTAGTACGATTGGTAGTTTCGGTAGCTATCTGATTAGGTAGGGTAGTGTCAAGCTTAACCTTATCAGCAGCAGTCATTACACCAGCCTGAGAAGCTGTAGCAGCAGTAATCTGAGAATAATGATCTCGAATATTACCCTTACCAAACCAACATTTGAAATTCAGTCGTACTGTACTTGCTTGGTAAGTGTTATTATCAAAATAAGATGCACCATTAGCTTTCAGAGAAGCTACCTGGTCTTCCAATTCTTTACCTCTACCACCATCGAAAGCAGTACCTGTAATTTGTCCAAGGATAAGTACCTGAGCATCTGCCCTTGCAAAGATAGTACCTGTCCAACGGAATTGGTAAGGAGGTTCACCATTGGTAATATTGATATAAATCTTACCTGCCTCTCCAGTGATAGCATTCTGATGAGCAGCATCCGAATACAATTTGATATTCGTAAGTTCTCCCGTAGCAGATTTATCATAAGTAGCATATACATCAATGATGTCATCTACGTATGATGGCAATTGGTTAGCCGGTACCGTACCATTAGCATCAAGAGAAGCAAAGCCATTAGCTTTACCTTTCGTAGCAACAAAGGCATCATGCTTAGCTTCTAGAGCATCAATATTTGCCTGCAATTTATTATCAAGTGCGGTATCTGCTGCGGTTCTATCGGATATCTCTTTGTCGATTCTTGCACCCAATGCAGTATCAGCATCCGTACGGGCTTTTGCTTCATCGGCTACTGCTTTAGTGAACTTAGTATCAAGGGCTGTATCGGCATCTTTACGGTCTTGGATTTCCTTGTTTAGAGCAGCTGTAGAGGAATTAGTCAAAGCCTCGATTGCATCTTTACGGTCTTGAACCTCTTGAGCAATAGCATCTGGTAATGTCTCATCAAGATTTACCTTATCTGCTGCAGTCATTACACCCGCAAGAGTTTCAGTAGCAGCGGGTATATAAGTAGTCTTAAAATCTCCAGCTTCACTGGTATAAATACCACTCTCTTTTTTAGAAGAGAACTTATGAGTTAAAGTAACATGGCTACTCTGTTGAACTACCTCAACTGGTTTATCACCAGATAGGATGATGACCTTATCTGGTATAGAATCGAACAACTTCTTATCAGCTGCTGATTGTACACCAGCCTTTTCGGGAGTAGATGAAGGCAGAGTAATGGGATTCTGAACTGTAGTACCATCTTCAACATTAGTCTTAGTAGCAGCAATTCCTACAGTAGTTTCATTAGGAGTAACTGCACCCAAAGCAAAGTTAGCGGTATTGATTCTGTCCAATTCTACTTTATCTTTCGCAGTCATAGTACCAGCCTTATCTGCTGATACTACCGGTAAATCGAAAGTATCCGTAGTGTCATCATTCAAGCCATTATCCTTAGTTACTGTAACTGTAACCTTATCAGCATCAGAAGCTGCTGAGATTTCGGTAATAGCATTGGGGTCTAAGCCATCAAGTTTAACCTTGTCTGCAGCAGACATAACTCCGGCAAGAGTTTGAGTAACTGGCAAAAGGTTCTTAGTTGCCTCTACCTCATCACCATACTGATTATTCTCTTGGTCTTTAGTAGAAGTTTTTACCTTGAATGTAAGTTGAGTAGCGTTACGAGTTACAGCACTTACATCTGTAACCATGGTACCAGGCAAAGCATCAGAAGTACCTTCCTCAGCTACCAATCTTTCCTCATGGTCATTGGTAATTGCAGTGAATTTATTATCCAATGCAGTATCGGCATCGGTTCTGTCTTGGATTTCTTTATCGATACGAGCATTGATTTTCTTATCTTCTGCAATACGAGCAGCTTCCTCTGCATCGATATTATCCTGGAGAACTTTATCGGCAGCAATTCTTTCTTCTCTTTCTGTATTGAGGTCAGAAGTATTCTGGTCGATTTTTGCCTCCAATCGGATATCTTCGGATTTACGAGCAGCAATTTCACTTTCCAACAAATCCTTGATGGCAGTGTAATTACCATTAGCGTTATCTTGAATACCCTGGATTAGTTCCAAGTTACGTTGGATATTTGCCGAATTCTGATTTACCAAAGCATTGGTAGCATTCAGAGAAGTTAACAACTCTGTACGAGTTTCACTAACGAAAGTTCTCAAATCATTTACCGTTGTGGTAAGAGTAGTACTCAGGTTAGTGAAAGATTGTTGCAGGTTATCGTCTCCTTGTTCACGCAAGTTCTTTTCAGCAGTAAGCTTATTTTCTAATTCAGTAAGCTTAGCAGTCATAGTTGCAGCGAAATTTGGGTCATCCCCTAATGCCTTAGCAATCTCTGCTAGAGTATCAAGTACTTCAGGTGCAGAACCAATAATCTTTTGGATAGCTGCCTCTACTTGTTCTGCATTCTGGAAATCAGAATCATTGAGTAATTCTGATACCTTCGTAATGTAGTTAGCATGTTCTTCGATGCCATCAAGTTTAGCATACAGAAGGTCGGTAAAATCATTTGCAGAAAGACCCTTGCCATCTACTTTGTCTACCTTCTTATTATCCATTGCCTGGTCTGCAGCAGTACGGTCTGCCTTTTCCTGAGCAATAGCATTATTAATAAGGGTATCTTGATTAGCACGTTCTGTGGCCTCCTTATCGATATTGGTTTGCAACAGAGTATCACCTGCCAAACGTTCGTTCTTCTCAGTAAGGATATCCTGGTTGATAGCAGCCATGTCATCCTTGTGATTCTGAAGATTGGTATCAATCTTTGCCTCAAGAGAAGTTTCCTTGGCAATTGCCCGGTCTTTCTCTGTATTGATTGCAGTGGTATTATTCTTAACCTGCTCTTTGAGGTCATTCATAGCAGTCGTATTGCCTGCCTCTAGAGTATCAATACGAGCTCCCAATGCAGTATCAGCCGCAGCTCTGTCCGTTTTTTCTTGGTCAATCTTGGTATTCAATTTACCTACCTCTGATTCCAAAGCTTGTTTGGTATTATCCAACTTAGCAGTGAATTCTGTAGACAAGGCTTTATCTGCAGCAGTACGGTCTGCTACTTCTTTATCGAGATTTACCTGAAGAACTTGGTCTGCAGCTGTTCTCTCAACACGTTCAGTGTTAAGGTCGATATTTACATTATCAATACGAGAACTCAAACCACTGTCAGCATTAGTACGGTCAACGATTTCCTCGTTAATCATATCCTTAACCTCCTTGTAGTTATCACCTACTGTCTTGGTTAAGTTAGTGATGGCTTCTGAGTTTCTTTCGATATCGTGCTGATTAGTAGCGATAGCAGTAGTATTCGCATTAACCTGTTCCGTAAGTTCATTACGAAGAGTGTTAATAGAATCCTGAATGCTCAAAGCCAATTCTGAAACACGTTTGTTTACGTTATTCAAACTTACAGTGTAAGCCTCATCAGCAGTCTTTCTGTCGGCAATTTCCTTATCCAAGCTTGCCTGGATTGCGGCATCTGCATCTTTACGGTCTTGGATTTCTTTGTTCAAGTTATCCTTAACTACATTAAGAGCAGTATCACCAGCAGTGGATTTATTGTCGATATATTCTTTCAGTTTAGTTTCAAGAGCAGTATCTGCAGCAATTCGGTCTGCCTTTTCTGTAGCTACCTCTGCACTGTTTGCAGCATCACCAGCAATACGGTCTTCCTTCTCTTGGTTAATCTCCTCGGTTAAGGCAGCTAACTTCTTGGTGATAGTTGTTGCAAAGTTGGGGTCATTACCAAGAGCATCGGCAATTTCCTTCAAGGTATCAAGTACCTCGGGAGCAGAACCTACAATTTTCTGAATAGCAGCATTAACTTGCTCTTCATTTTGGAAGTCCATATCATTAATCAACTCAGAGAGCTTGGTAATGTAATTGGCTTTCTCTTCAATACCGTCAAGCTTAGCTTTGAGAATATCCGTAAAGTCATTCTTAGTCAATGAATAACCTTCACGTTTATCTACCTTCTTATTATCAAGAGCAGTATCTGCATCTTTACGAGCCTGAGTTTCAGTAGCAATAGCTTCTAACAGTTGAGTCTTATCTGCTTGACCTTGGAGTTTTACATCCTCAATCTTATGATCCAAAACCAAATCCTGAGCAGCACGAGCAGTAGCTTCGGAATCAATATTATTCTGAAGTACCTGGTCTGCAGAGGTACGAGCTTGAGCCTCTTGGTCAATTTTACCTTGCAAAGCATTATCTGCATTAGTACGGTCAGCTACCTCTTTAGAAATTTCATTATGAAGAACTTGGTCCTCAGAATGACGGTCTACTGCTTCCTGGTCAATCTTACTCTGCAATGCTTGAGTATCTGATTGGCGATTAGTGATTTCCTCATTAATCTTAGAATCCAGAATAGTATCTGCATTCGTACGATTAGATACCTCTTCAGCAATCTTGGCTTCAAGAGCAGCCTTGTCATTGATGTGAAGAGTTTTGAGTTCATTTACACTTTCCTTGATTTCGTTATCGGCAGCGATACGTTCGTCCTTTTCTTGTTGGATGAGGCTCTTAAGTTCATCCTTAATCTCATCGCTCTTATCGTTTACCTTATCATTGAGATCCTTAATGTCTTCGGCATTTTTATCTGCCTTAGCTTCTACCCGAGCAATATCAGCTTTCAAGTCTGCCTTAACAGTATCAATTTTGTTGATTAACTGTTCAGCAGTATATTTCAAGTTATCATCTACCGCAGCAATAGCAGCACCCAATGCAGCTTCTGCTTCCTTAGCACGACTTACTTCCTCGCTAAGAGAAGTACGAAGCTCGGTAAGTTTATTTGTGATAGTTGTTGCAAAGTTGGGGTCATTGCCCAAGGCTTCTGCCAACTCCTTAAGAGTATCAAGAGCATCATCAGCACCATCAACCAGGTCACTGATTGCCTTCTTAACATCCTCTTCAGTTTGGAACTTGAGATCATTTTCAAGCTCTGAAACTTTAGTGATGTAGTTTGCTTTCTCCTCGATTCCATCCAACTTAGCCTTAAGCTCGTCGGTAAAATCGTTTTTAGATAAGCCATAACCTTCTTTCTTATCTACCTTATCCTTGATAGAAAGTACGAAGGCCCAGAACTCATTAATAGTTCCGGCAAAGCCAGCACGAACAAAGTCATCATAGTAACCTTGTAACAACCGCTGGTCAATTTCTTCGCAGGTATAATACTTACTTACATACATATTTTTAAAAATTTAAGGATTAATTACTGCACGTTGACGACCCAGTAAGAATTCAGAGTCGATATCTCTGAAAGGTTCTTCTTCTGAACCACAGAAAGCATTTTGTGGTACATCTGGATTTTCTGGGTCTACATCTCCACCGTCCTCAATATCTCCCCGTATGCAAGCATAATCAGGAAGCCTATTTACCCGGAACTTAATTACCTGGCCAATACCAGGATGAGGTATTATCTTATCCCAAATATCCCCGAAGTAATCTTGAAAGCAGGTGACAAATTTGTTTCCGGTCATCGATTGAAATGCCGTTACATCATTGCCATTACCTTTCATTTCAATATGAACTCCAGAGGTACCGTTAAGGATAACCAAGTTACTATCAAACCAAATTCCATTGTTGGTAGTAATTGGTGTCCACCTCAGTACTAACATCTTTGCCATATACTTTATTTTTATTCTACAAATTCTACTTTTGTATCTCGGTCTCTCTTTAGGATAACCATGAAAACCAAAGCCTCATCCTTAGCTTGAGCCGTTTGAGTATCACCTGATGGCTTATAAACTATACCGTTGATTACAAACCTATCTTGTTCCCAATTAAAATCCCAATAACCTTCCGGTGTAAGATAACCGATTTGTTCTATATAAGATTTAGAAATTAGTATTGATAAGTTTTCGTCATCCAATTCCCCAGTGATAGTTGCCTTGTTGATAGGCCAGTTTCTGAAAGCATTGTAGTAACATAATGCCTCGATTTGGATATTGTAATACTTGGGTATACTATCTTCGGCATGACTGAGAAGTTGGTTAACATTTTTTGCCCAAGTTATGGTTTGTCTACCAGCATCCCAATCCAAGAAATCGGTGATAATTTTCTTATACCTATCCCAAGAGCGGTTCTTTACCATTCTCCATGGTTCTTTTGTCATAGTTTAGTTAAAATTGAGTCATTACCACCCTTTACTGGTGCACTTGGGTTAGGCCCATCTAATATACCAGGTTTTCTTCGGTTAACTACCCTTGGTGTTACAGTTCTGAATACTTCATCGCAGAACGGTAAGTAGATTTCTAACCGTGAAGCTAACATACAAAGGTTCTTTCTTAATTCATCTATTAATCCACCCGGTTGCATTGCTTGAGAGAGCGTTTTCCATAGGGAACTTGTAGCATCTGCCAGGGTATCATAATATTGCACTTCAGTAGGCCCAGTAGTGATTTGTTTAATTCTATCACCTCGGGCAAGTTCTGGTTTAGAGGTACCATCACCGGTTTGTTCTTTGGTAGAAGTTAATTGACTTAAATATTCAGAAGTACTCGTTAATAAGTTAAGTATCTTCACATTAAGAAAATCCCATGCTGCCAATTCCATTATTAATTGGTTTTCTAGTGCTTCATACCATAATTCGTCAGTATATTTATCTGGTGGAATTGTATGATTTACTAGAGGTCCAATATAATATTGCCACTTGGTGATGTAGATGGATTTATCCTCTCGTGTCATACCATCGGAGATTTCTGATGGAATATAATGGTCAATTAAATTATATATTGTATCGGCTAATGCCGTATGCCCATAATCACAAACTACCAGAGTCTTATCTACGGTGATATCTAAACCCTTCGAGTTAGTTACATGTAGGGTTACTGTATAGAAACCGGGAGCTTCATAAGAATAGGAAACATGTCTTCCACCATTGAAAACCTCTCCCTTATCATCGCCAAAGTCCCAGTCAAAAATAGATTTGGCCGGGACTTTGGATATGACTCTGAATGAAACTTCCAGACCTGACGTAACGTACAAAAAGTCCAGATTATTTTTCATATTAGTCTGTCTTATGTAATTTTCATATATTAACCTTTAGAAGAAGATTCAAATTCTTCCAGCAAAGCCTGGAGAAGTGTTTCTACTGTATCATCTTTCTCGGCAACGATTTCATGTAAACCAGCTACCAGCTTCAGTTCTTCAAGAGAATATCCCTTTGAAAGCTTTTCCAAAGTCATGCCCTTTTTAAACTGGGCATTTAACCTCTTGTCCAACTTTTCGATGTCAGCCTCCGAATACTTTTCGATTTCCGATTTATCAGCAATGATAATCAGATGACCCGAAGCAACAGCCTTCTGAATTTTCGGTGTACGGAATTGACGACGAGTGAGTTCTTTTTCTTCTCCTCTACAAATGGTAATACCAGTTGATTGGTCATGAAAACTGTAAGCTCTTGGTCCCACAGTTAATGTGTATTTATTATCTTTAGCCATATTTCCTAAGATTAAAATAAAAGTTGATTAAAGAGGGGATGGGTCTTTTTAGTTACCCATCCTCTCTGGGAATTTATATAGATGAAACCGGACGTTCTTATTCAAGATTAACCATCAGGTAAGGATCTACGTTCATGAATTCTGGGAATCCGAATTCGGAGAACTTCTTATCTGCAGCCAGCAACAGAGCAGCATCTTGGTACATCTTGGAGAAGCCAGTAGTTAAGCTTGCATAAACAGCCTCAGTTTGGTTAGAAACGATTCTTTCAGATTCCAACATCAATTGACGAGCGGTAAGCTTAATCAAGGCAGCAGATGTATCAATTAACAATAATTGCTGATCTGGAGTGCCCGGGTGAATATAGAAGTCAGCATTCTTGGGAACCGGAGACTTCACATTCAGTGTAGCTTCAGTTGTACCAGAATGACGATCTTTGAATTCTGGCAAGTTCAACATTTCAATTGCCTGATCTTCACCACCAATCATAGTAGTAAAGTTACGTCCCATACGAGCAGCACGAACCCAAATATGCAATAGATCCTTGTAAGTAATGCCATTGGTTGTTTCGTATACACCAATTACTGGGGCAGACTCAGAGCCATCAGGGTTGTTACCATTGATAGCCACGTCCATAGCCAGAGTATCCAAAGCATAACCCAACTGAACACCAAAGTCACGAAGATAGATCCCCAAGACATCGAGTGAAACATAGTTACGAACTTCATCAGTAAGTTTGAAACCCTTTCCGATTTTGAAGAGGCTAACTGATTTTTGTCCGAAACTAACATCACCCAAGGGAATAGTTTCTGCTTCGTTAACCTTTGCAGGAGCAGCATCCGACATATTAACCATCGGCATAATTGCTTGCAATCCGTTAATAGATTGGTCTGAAGCGATGATGTTCGGATAGAACGGTGCTTGACGCATACCCAGAGTGATAGCAGCACGGATAATCTCCGGAACAATCCAACGGATATTCTGCTGAGGCATAGTAAAGATGTTCTGCATGGTATCAACCTTTGGATTGATGCCCACCTTTTCGAAGAGTTCATCCTGTGAAATTCCCCATTTACCTGTAACCAATTCTTCAAAGGTTACTTCTACAGGCTTCTTATCCTGTGAACCGGAACGAACAGCTTCCAAGCTTCTTACCATTTCCGGCAGCTCATTCATAAAGTCCTGAGCCTTCATTTTTGTAATATCAATCTTATTTTCCATAACTTTCTTTTCTCTTATTTAATGAGTACTTGGATTACCTCATTTGCCTCCTCTGCAGGATTGAGGGCAATGAACGGAGTTGAAATACCTTGATTAGCCTTAACGAAACGGTCGTTAAGCAATGCTCCATTGGGAGTTACATAGCCAGCTTCGATAGTTCCGTTTGATACCCAGTTACAAATCATATAACCTTCTACAGCCACGGTTACTTCTACTGGGAAGTTTCTTTGAGGCTGATAAGCCGGGTTAACGTTATCCGTTACTGCCACACCCAAGTAAACTTGAGTAGACGGGTCAGTACAAGGGTAGATCAAACCGTCTTCATTTAAAGCTACCGGCATACCTTGTACAATTTTCTCTCCAGCTTTAACATTGAAAGCCTGATGCAATTTGTGGGATTCACTCTTGTAAATCACCGCTCTCGGAGTTCTTTCCCCAAAGAGAGTAAGTTGCTGAGGATCGTTTACGATTTTCGTTGTTTCCATAATGCGGATATTTATATAATAACTTATTTAATTTTGTTTCGATACAAATTATCGATCACATTCTTAGTACTCGGTAATTCGGAATTCTTGGTTGTGTCTGCACCGTCGGTAGTTTTTTTACCTTGAGTATCATCTTCAGTAACTGAAGAAGCACGGTTAACATCCTTAGAACCACACTTAGAGCAGGTGAGAGGGAACTTCTCTTCCAAGCGAGCTTGGTAATCCTTAGTCAAGGAAACAAGAGTAGTAATACCAGTTGTTTCTGCATTAAGCATTGTAACAATGGTTTCATCAGCATTATCACCCATCAACTTTTTGTAGGTTGCTACTGCATCTTCACGAAGAGAAGCAATATGATTCTTTCCTACAGTTGCCATCTCTTTCAGATTAGCCACTTCTGCATTCAGGTTAGTAACCTGTTCCGTAAGAGAATTTTTCTCTGTAGTAAGGTTATCTACTGAAGTTTGCAGTTCATTTCTGGATGATACCAAACTTTGAATGCAGGCAACTACTGTTCCCTGATTCATTTCTTTACCTTCCTCAAGGGTAAGCAGATTATCCCCGAAGAGGCTCTCTAGAAATTTTTGTAATTCGTTCATACTATTTTTTTCGTTTGATTGATTATCCTTGGCATCATTATCATTAAAAGAACCTTGAGTATCGTCCTTTTCTTGATAAGAAGTTAGGTCAGATTTATAATCGGTAAAGAAGTATTGCTTCGATTTATCGTCTCTATATTCTTCATAAGATGCCCAAGTTCTTTTAGCAAAGGTAGGATTAATAATCTTACCATCAGAACCGATTTTTTGAGCAAAAGAATCAGCTCCATGAGATACCAATGAAGTCTCCAGGTAACGAACTATCTCAGTAACCATTCTACGTACCATCACTCCCTTAGAATCATAGGTACCGAGTTTCTGATAGAATTCGTTGTCCTCCATTTGGGGATGTGATTTATCCCACTTGAATTGTACTGTGACAGAGTTACTGTGAATTGAGGGTGGTTCCATAAGTATACCTCTAGCAATCCTTGGATTGGCTTTACCATCAATTTTCAGAATACCGTTGATACCTGCAGGTATAGTGAAACTTCCATCTTTGTAAGACTCTTGCCACATTACCTGAGATACAGCACCAATAGCATTACCTATGTTAGTTTCATGGTCACAGTTTACTGTTTGACCAAGTAACATTTTCATAGAAGCTTTCAATACTCCATTTTGACCAAAGTCTGTAGGATTCCAATTCTTAGATACAATCGTTTCCGAAAGTAATCTGAACATAGGTTCAATGAACTCTTCATCCTTAGGAGTTAATTCCGATTTATCCAGGTTAGGATAATAGGTATTATAATCTATATCCCCTCCCCAAAATCCAAATTGAGCAATGGAGTCCGGTGTAGGATTCTTCCATTTATAGTAATTCTCTGAGAAAGTCTGGGCTCCCACTGCTTCTGGTATATAACCAGCCATAATGGTATGGCCTTGACCTATCACCATAGAATCAAGATGCTCTTTGTTTTTCTTTGTAAATTTACTCATCTTGGTTTAGTATTTTGGTCTCCTCGAGAAGGAGCCGGGTTATTCTTATCTCTTGACCTACGAGCAGATTGGTTTTTATCATCCTGCCTTTGTTTCTTTTTAGTTCCCTCTTGAGGATCTGAATTACCACCTTTAGCAAATTGATCTTCCAATGAAACTCTTGGTTCTTTCTCATCCGGGGAATCATAGCCCATTGCCCAAGCATACTGTTCTTGGCTAATAATACCAGCCTTATACAGTAAGTCAAGGTTCTGTATCTTATACTGAAGACCCTGTTGGATTTTAACTTCATCAGAAACTGTAGAAGTTCCCCAATCAATCTTCATTCCCTTATTATTAAATCCTGCCAGACGCAGTTCTAGAGAATAAAGTCGATCTAATACATAAGCTACAAGCATTTGGATATTTTTTAACTGGCTAATCATCTTAGACAGCATTATACCCGTTGCCCCTTCACCAGTAGTAGCAGATACTCCAATGATAGAGCCATTAACTCCCAAACCATTAGCCACGGATTGTTGATTCATATTCCAAGGCTTTTCGATATTACCAAGTTCTTTGGTAGTAGAGTTGAGTTTAAATTCGTGGTCATCAATATAACCCGCAACAACCCCATCCTTCATGCCATCCTTAACATTACGTTTTAAAAGATTGAGCTCTCGGTTTAGTCTAGATTCGTAGGCATTTATACTTTCGTTAGCCCTTTGAGGGGATTTCTGCATTTTAGCTTCAAGAAAACCCACCATACCACAAATCTCCATGATATGTTTGAAATTAATCTTCATATCATTTTGACCCTTGAGAGAATCTAAGGCAGGCATAAAGGGAGGAACTCCATAGGGTTCATCTGTATCATTGAACATACCAACATAGAAATAAGTTTCTGGGTTAAGCTTAATGTAATCTTGTTGCTTGTTCCAGTAATTATGATTCTTTTGATAAGGATGATACACCCCATTTAATTCACGTTTAAACTTGATATATTCTGGTTTAAGGAATAATACCGTAGCCAAACCATCTAGTTTATCATTGGGAACTCCCTCTACAGATATTGCTCCACTTACAAGAAGTTGAACAATCATTTTGTTAACTAAACCATCTATACCGGCAGTATATCTGGTCCATCCTTTGGTTGCTTTTTTAAGATGGTCTCTCATCTTAGAAGCCTCTTCATCGGTATTGTTTGGAAAGGTTACTGTATGACTGGTGTTAGCTAACTTAAACATATCTTGCAATGCAATGCCCATATCCGGATTTACTTTATATAAATCTCGGATTAAAGGTATTACATCAACACGAAAAGAGGGCTCGACTAATTTAGTCAACCCCTGTAATGATGTGATTAAGTTATCGCTATCATCGTCAACTGAAACTCTACCAGGTGATATCGGAGTGGTAGGCTTTTGCTCTTTATTAGAGGAGGTACCATCTTTGGGAGGGTCCTTCTTACGTCCCCAAACCCAATTAAAATTGAAGTACTTTTTCATCTTGGTTGTACGATTACGTTAGTTTTTCCTTTCCTTATGTGATTGCATATTGCTTTTCCAAATACATCATCATCTGAGTATACGTCTCCTTCAAGGTCTACATCAACAGCAGAATTATTTGCTCTATGTTTACCCATTGCAACAGGCCTACCTAAACCATCATAGATGAAAGTATAAGCTTCCTGAACAAAGAATGGGTCCTTTATGATTACGTTATCATTTCTGATATCTTCTTCTAAGTTTTCTATTATCACTGAACGATTCTTTTGTGTAGTTAACCAACCTGGAGATTGGTCCATTTCTGGTCTACTCTTCCCCTTTTTCTTAAGCATTTTTTGGTAGTAGTACAGCTTTGGATAACCTTCATCTTGAAGTTTAGAGGTTACTGCTAAACCCACATCATTAGATTCTGGAGCTATAGTAGCCCAATTATACAATTGCCCGGTATCTCCAAGTAATTTAGCATAAGCCCCTACTGCCATTCTTCCCTTATATATTGCTTGTTCTTCTCCTGTCTTATCCATACAAGTGAATGAGGAATAGTCAGAAGCTCTACCAGTTGCAACGTCAGCACCAATGAAATATTCTTTATCGGATTCCGGTTCACAGAATTGCCTATATTGACCATTGAATCTTTTCTTTATTACTGGATAATCACTAAGGCAGTCTTCGATAGCCTTAATATCAGCTAAATCGAAGACTGTATTACCTGATGACAAAAAGTCACCGTCTATTTCTTGTGCTGTTCGTTTTGCACCCAAAGCAGAAGACATTTGGTTATACCAATTTATATCTCGTTCCGGGTGCATCTGCCAGTATAATCGAATGGGATTGAAGGGGTTACCTCCAGCAATGGCATCTACCCAAGTTGAATGATAAAAGTTACCAACTCCATAAGGAGTGGAATTGACGATGGCAGCTCCACCAGTGGAAAGAGTAGGAAAAGCAGCAGCCCAAATTTGAGCAGCCCATCTAACTACTGCTGCCTCGTCAATTACCAAAAGGGAAAGAGATTCCGAACGACCAGCTTCAGATGATGTCGGAATTGATTCAATAAAAGACCCATTATCAAATTCTATCATGGATGCTGATCCGTATTCACCAGCCCTACCGTTTATAATGGGAGTTTGAAGGTACCATGGTAGATTTTTGTACATGAACTTAATCTTCTTAAGTACTTTTTTAGCAGTGGTATCCTTGATAGAAATAATGTTTATCTTTTTGTTGGGATGGTACATCGCCAACCAAAGACAGTACATAGAAATCAATTCTGTAATACCTGCCTGACGAAATTTCAAAATGATATTGAAACGTTGAGCAATAAAATTATACAAAACCGATTTTTGAAATGGGTAAAGTTCGAACCTTACCTTTCCCCTTACTGGATGTATCACATAACAGAAAAGACTGAAAAAGAAAACATCTACTGTAACCCTTGAAAGATTTGATAACTCTTCTCGAGTTAAAGTAGTTCTAGTTTCTGAGATAGTCTTTGCCATATCTAAAAGTTATAGGTTATTTGAAATTCGATGTCAGTACCTATCCCAGATTTTATCTTCGGATAGTAAAAGGTATTGACTCCGAGTTTGTAATTAAATCTCTTAGTCTTGATTGAAAGACCAGCTCCCATATCGAATAGATTATTGAAAGGTCTATATTTGCCATAAACGTATGGACTAAGTAATAACCTTGCAACTTTCTTCCGAGTTAATTGACCTTCATACCAGTTATAGTTGTACTTATCTAAGTCAATTTTGAACAGCTTAGTTGAATAAGTTCCAGTCTGTTGATTGAATAGACTCAAATTCAACTTATCTTTCTTCAAAACAATTTGAACCAGGGAATCTTGTTTACTGATAGCTGGCTGCCTTAGCATGGAATCAGGAAAGAGAGTTGGCTGCCTATTGTCGTAACTATTATCGTAAACTAAGATTTTACCTGGTTCAATTTCTTTAGAATACTTCTTCTCTGGTTTGAAAGGTTTGTCTTTGTATACTGTATCTGGGATTTCATTGACCGCTAGTTCCAGGAAATCAACTTCTCGAGAAAGTTTATAATTCCTGAAGCAAAGGTAAATAGTAAATCCTAGAAGTACAATAAACAAGGCATTCTTTAAATTCTTCATGGTTTAAAAAATTTAGGAAGTTCGTACGCTTTAATAATACTATCTGTTCGGTAATCGCTTAGCGATTACCTTTATCGAACGAAGTGAGATAATATCCAAATATACTACTTACGATATGATATATGAATAGCTATATATACGCAGATAAATATATAGATATATATACGTAGTATATTATATATCTATATATTTCAAGGCACCCCAGAAACTTATATATAAGACTTTATATATAAAGCTGAAACTCAATGTTTCTTGGTATTTACCTTTTTGAGGCAATCCTTGAACCATAATCCTACCTCATAAACCGATCCCTTGGCAATTGTGTACCTTGCCTTGTTAAGCCAATAATGGTAATCCTTAAAATCACCCTCGAAGGTATCTCCATTCTTGTGAAGGTAAATTTTAAATTTCTTTGGGAATCCCATAATTGCCTTGAAATCCTCAATCCCCAAAGGATACCCATCAGGTCTGAATTGCCTATCTGCAGGTCTAAGAGTTAAGGGAGGTTTATCATCTTCCAATCGATATACTCCCGGGAGAGTACTCATCTTAGTTGTCTTGATAGGCCACTTCTTTTCCTTGTTGAAGTCTCTAACCCAGAGTCGATGTATCTTTGCAACAGTGAGATTTTTCTTCTCAGGAAGCTTTCGATAATCATACATTGCCAGAGTCTTACTCATAAATGGGATTTGGTTAGTATTATTTTCCTGAGAGAATGTGAGTGGTTTAAGTAGATTTCTAGTAGTTGTTGGGTTTTTTACTTGAAATACTTCATTAAAAGCATCTAAGTATTTCTTACCGGTCTTTTTATGTACTCCAATGATAACTAAACGCTTCCTGGATACCTGAGAATTCCCATAATCAGAAACGGATCTTTCATGAAAAATAAGTTTATAGTCCTTAAAGGTTTCCTCAAAAAAATCCTTGGGAAGCAAGGATATCAGTCTTGGTAGATTTTCTATAAGAAATATCTTAGGTTTATATTCGAGTATTGATGCAATTACTAGATTGAGACTACGATTATCCTTTGGATTGCCCAATTCTTTTACTTTAGATAACCTCATTACTGAGGATGCACCACAGTCTGGGGATGAAATTATGATATCTACTTTCTCATCAAATTCTTGTAAACAGAAACCCTTGTAGAATGGTATATCCCCAAAGTTGAGTTTCCATTGTTCTTCGCCCGGTGTATGGAATACTCCTCTAATCTCTATATTCCCTAACAAATTTTTCTTAAAAGGGAACAGGAGTGCACCCTGTCCAGCGCACACTCCCAATACCTTTAGATTCTTCATTTCTTATAACTTCTCAATTTTACGTACTTAAGCCATGCAAATGGTTTACGGTCTCCCAAATAACTCAGATTCTTATCATTATTGTGAGCTTCTTCTTCAAAACTTACATCATGATACCTTTCATTCTGTTTATCCCATTTGGCAAAACACAGAATGAGAAGATATTCGATAATATACCAAAGGTAGAAGAGACCAAAACAGAGAACTACTACCCACCAGAAGGATATATCGAATAATACCCAGAGTATGATACCAATTATCAAACCGACTATACTACACTCAATCTGTTGTACCTGATGGATTCTCTCATGGTTGATATCATCCGGTTTACACTCCTCTACTCTATGCTTGAAAAATGAGTTGTACAACATGGTTATTGCCTTGTAACTGGGGAAAAGGAATACTTTTGCTACCCAGCTGTTAAAATGACATCTTTTCATAACTTATCTTTGAAATTTTCGTAAGCATTTCTTAACTTTTGATCATAGGCATTCTGGGCATACCCGGGACCATTATACTTTTTGGCAAAGCCAGCCCAGTCTTTTGCTTTGAGTTCTTTCAAACAACCAGAGTTATTCATGAAATAATACATGAGTTCCAATTGTTTCTCATGAGATTCAGACATCTTGTGAACAAATTCGAAAACATCTTTACATCCACAAAGGTGGTGATTGAATCCACAGATTTGGAACATTCCCCAACTTGCAGACTTTAATGCACATTCTTCATCAATTTCCTTGGCTAATTCGAGTCTTTTGTACTCATGAATACCGCCAAGATACTTAGATTTATCCCATTTTGGATAAAATACTGTAGAAAATTTCTTACAAAGATACCCCAAATCTCTTTCAGGGAACTTTTTATGAAACTCTTTGTACATAATGTGACCTTCAAAGAGAATTTGAGGTCTGCCATCAGCTAAAAATCCGTCTCTACCAGCTGCTTCTACGATTTGAACAGCTTTTAAGAGAGCAGGTTCTAGACCTAAACGATTAGCAAGGTCTTTAATCATCTCATTTGTTAATTTATCCATAACTTATCAGTTTTAATGGTTCAATTTTAGTAACAAAAGTATTGCTTATAACCCATTTTCAATATGTTTCGAGGTTCTATTATCATATATAACTTATAAAATAATGCAATATGGACAAGAAAAATGAGTGCCAGATATGTGGCAAGCCCATTAATTTAGAGGAATTTGATGAAACTCGGGAAATCCCTCAACTTATGGCAAGAAAACAAATTTGTTTTCAATGTGCTTTTTGGTCTAATCGATTAGCTTATGATAAAGAGCTTGAGAAAGAGGGTAAAATTGCGGTAATTACTCCAGATTATTCTCACTGGGTAACTAAAATTCCCGGAAATATTTTAATGGTGCCCTCGGCTTTTGGTGGTATTTACCAAACTAAACTCCAACCAGTAAACACTCTGGGAGTTATTGATGAAGACCGAGAGAAGCTTTTCATTATCCGTTATAATAACATCACTCACCAAGGCACTATACCAGAACATCTAAGAAAGCTTTTTAAAGTAAACGGAGTAATTCTATCTCCACAGGAATACAAAATGCTAGAAGATTACCGGGGCAATGCCTATGAATTTATTAAAAATATGATTGATAATGCAATAATATAAAATAAATTTCGTATATTTGCATAAAGAATTAATTAACTAATTAGATATGAAAAAAGAAAAGAAAGAAATCAAAAAGCTCCGTGAAGGTGATGAACTACTCTTCCAACTTGGAGAAAGACAAATCGTAGAGAAGGTGAAAGTAGAATCCATTGATAAGAAAGGTGGGTTTGCAATCTTAAGCAATCGAGTAAAAGTTGCTAGAAGTTTGGGTCCTGATGATATCTATGCAAGGTTGGATGGGAAAGATGGAAAGGTATTACCTCTTACCGAGGAAAACGAGAAATACTTTCAGGCATTCAAGGCATATTTCTCAATTAAGAGAAATTCCGAGATACTGGATAAGGGTCTCAGAAATATGAGTAAGGAAGAACAAGTAGAAGTACTTATCGAATTCGATAAGAAGTTTACCAAGATTGTTAACAAATACTTCAACAAAGAGGAACAATGACTACAGTAATATTGACAATTTACCTGGTATGCTTACCGTTCACAGTATTCTTTGTAAAAGCAACATTAGAATACTTGCCTCAATCACATAAGGTGCATTCACTGGTATTATTCTTATCGGTCTGGTTTTTGCTACCTTTATTTCCGATTTACCTATTATTGAAATTCATAAAACATAAACTGGTATGAGATACTTTTTTGATAGAGATGGTAATTATGCTGGGTCATCAATGCAAGGGTGGGAGGTAATACTCCTACTCTGCCTCCCAGTTCTTATTGTATTATTCTTTGTATTCCTTCCCTTAATTATATTGCATAAATATGCCTCTAGAGAAGAAGATAAGAAATTCGAAGAAGAACATCCGCAAATATTAAAAGTAGATTCTTATATTACCGGCTGGTACCCTTGGCATAGATATTCCCTTGCATATACCATCTCCCTTGTATGTTGGGTAATTGCAATGCTAATGGCTTTGACTAATTAATCTTGATTCTAAGCATAACCCTTTTAACATATCCGTTTATCTTATTGCCCAGTATAAGTTCTATAAGTATACCTCCGGAGAAATCTGAAGGAGAAAGGTTTCCTTTTTTAACGGTAATAGAACCATGACTATAGGAACCAGAGGGAGTCCAATCGGATGGGTCTACTGTATCTATCTTATAATTAATGGCTTGAGAATATTCTCTATTACAACCATAAAATAAACCTTGAGCATCATAGAGACTCATATTAAAATAGAAATCAGAATAAGGTACCAATTGACTACCTTTTAAGTAGAGCTCGAATATAGCAGTGGGTTCTGTATATGAACCATTATCAGACCAAGGGACCTTAGTTACAGGTATAAGTAAATATTCATCTTGAGATGCAGGTAAGGTACCTGAAGTTACATATTGACCATTATAGTTTAAGATATAGGGTAAGTCTTTATATGTAGTTAGAGAGTTCTTATCATACCTACCCCATATTTCTACATACATTGGGATATCTACTGCCTTCTGAGTGATTGTGATAGTGATAACTTTACCAGTAGTGGCTTGGGTAAGAGTGATAGTGGCTGCTCTACTTGAAGAACCTGAGTTTGCAGAAATGTCTACTTCTAAATTGTAAGATACTGCATCATTTGATGTCTTCTTAGTAAAAACCCAAGCATTACTTAATGAGATTGGTGGGTCATATGTGATACTTGTAGTAAAGTCAATAATATCTGACTTAGATACTTTACCATTCACTACAGTATCTCTATATGAGTGAATGGTAAAGGTCTTTTTGGTTGCATCTGAAGGTACTGTTATTTCCTGAGATGCGGCTCTGGTACTAAATACCAGATTTAGGGGGTGGTGACCACCCCCCTACGGAATGATACTACATTTTTCTTTTCCATATCCTTGAAATTTATAAAGTGATTATTTGGTCTGATGAAGGCAATAGGAAAGTAGACCTTAATTGCCAAGTTTGATTAGTAAATCTATAAGCTGATATACTATCACCTGGGTAAGCTATTTCAGTATTACCATCTCGTAAATTTACTCTTACACCCTCAGATTTTTTATACTTATGGACTGAGGTATCATCTAATATAGAGAAACTAAAATAAGCTGTACCAGTACTATCAGTTTGAGGTCTTTGCCCCCCTTTGAAGAAAGCTCCTGAAAGAGTGTTCAGAGGCCAATGGATTGTAAGGGTGATATCCTGTTCCGCAGCTTTCTGCCATATAGTCACTTCTCCACGTTGGTCACCACAGGTTACTAAGAGTGTTCCGGACCTTTCTGAAGAACCCCGGTTTGCTGCAGTTGCTTCAACTATAATTTGGTACCAATTAGGTGCACCTGCTACAATAGACCCATCTTTAACTGTAACCTTAGTTGCCCAAGAAGGAGTTACTCCTACGGATGGTTGTTTGGCCATTACCTCTCCATCACTTCGAGTCATATAAGAGTGAACCATAATCGTAGTAGTATTACCTATATTAGCTCCTATGGTAACACTTACATTCAATACACCTAAGAAGTAGGTATAAGTGAAGTTGGGTTCTTGACTTATAGGGAAAAATATAGTTTGACCAGATTCTCTCTGCTTAAATACAAGAGTATGGGTTCTGGCAGAGGAACCTGTATTCTCTTGCAGGGTGGTAAAAGTTACTTTGCAATCATTGCCCTCAAAAGCATATTTCACGCTTACCCAAGAGGGGATGCTGAATCCCGTATCCCAATCTACATTAGTCTTCTGCCCAGTACTCTTGCCATTAATGTACTTGGTCTTATAGGAGTAGATATAGGTAGTCTGGGTATCCCCAACATTCTGACCTATCTCAAAGACCGATGCCCTGGGTGCAGCATTGGCTACTCTAAAGTTAAATTCGTTCATAATCTAATAAGTTTTATTGGTTTATAATTATTGCTCTCTTGATATTGTAGTCCTCTACCCATGGGATGCCATGAGTTCTATATATTTATATAAATGCTAAATGAATATGAGAAGTACAGATTACATAAGTAAGGGAACTGCAGTAGCAAGGCTATATAAGGCAAGGGAATACCTATTAATGGATAAAGATTGTAGGAAGGGCTTATGCTTTTACCTAAGGTCAGTAGATATCCTGAATTACCTCGAAGAGATTGGGATATGGAATTTAGATACCTTCAGTATAGAAGTTCTATGGGCCTATGAGGATTTTATAAATAGAAGTTGTATAGTGGCTATGGGAAATGTGAAAGTAGTGGAGAGAAAGTTGAATACCATGTATAGTTGGAAGGATAGCTTTGATGCTAGGAGTTCATCCAAAGAGATATGGGGAATAGCAAGGGATTCTATCCCTGAGATTTCTCAAAAGAATTTCTATTGGTGGGACCCAAATGATAGAGAGGTAAGGGTGAAGGCAATCGATTTATTAATTAATAAGGTAATGAAGTATGGTGAAGGAAAAGAAGATTAGGAAAGTGTTCGAAGAAATATACCAAGAGCAGTTAGCTAAACATAGGAGAGGAGGAACAATACAGAATCTTTGTAGGGTAATTAAAACCCATTGTGTTTTGAATGGGTATTCAACTTTATGGATAGAGATTCAGCAATGGTTTAAACCTGAAAGATATGGTTTAACGGAGTTATATTATACGATAGATGTTAATACCCCTACCCCGATTGAGATGATTCCTTATGAGGATAGAGATAGGTATTATTGGTTTCCTGTACATCAGGTATATAATTTGAAGAGATTGGAGATTCTTGAAATGGAGATAGATAATCAATTAAAGGAGGAAGGTTATGGTGAAGGTTGAGACTTTGAAGGAAGATGGGTTTGTTAGAATCCTAAGATGTAGGGAAGGTAATAGGATTTGGTATCAGATGTGGCTTACCGATTTGGAGAAGGGTTGCATTGATAGATATTTCCTTGATATGGAAGTTAAGGCTTGGTGGTTGATTAATCTTCAGAGATGGTATGTTTTCTTTTATGAGAAGAATGGTAGGAGAGTTAGGGGAGTATTGGGGAAAGATAGGACTAAGGATTTACTTAGGAGTATTTTGTAGGTATAGGCCCGGGATGGTTAATCTGTTCTGGGCTTCTTTGTGTGAGCATGTGTGGTGTGTGGATGTGGGGTACCCCTTAATACGAGGAGCCAAAATTTCCTGGTATTCAAAGGGGAGTACGGTTCCGTTAAATTTAACATTTGAAAATAAAAAGTAAGGGACAAACATTTTTATTTATCCCTTTGCTTTCTTTTAGTCCTCAAAAGTTTCGTTATCGTCTTTTAAAATTTCTTTTATATCCTTATAGCATTGAATAACTAAATAAGCTATAATTACAAACAATGCTATATTAATAATTAAATATTGTGTAAATACTGCCATATCTTTATAAATGATTTATTTTAGTTAGTAGGGGAAATATTTCCCCTACTTTAATTTTGTTTTACTTCAAAGATTTTTTTACTATTTCGAGACCTTTTATTAATATCTCTTTCTTTTCTTCTTTTGTATTTTCGCTTGCAATCGAAGAAAAAGAAAAATCATTTAAAACGTAGACTTGTTTATAAAAGTCTATAAAGCCCTCGATTAGTTTTTTATCTGCATTTGTTGCGATAGTTGAAAGAAAATTAAATGTAACATTTCTAAACTTTTTTCGCAAAGATTTGATTTGCTTTTCGTTTGCTCCCAAAAACAGTTCTTTTTTATAGATTTCTGTTTTTGTTCCTAAAGCTGTTTTAAAAAGTCCTTGATTTTTTTCTTTCACAGACTTTAAAACATCTAAAGCAATTAAACTATTTGCTTTGCTGTTTGCTACTGCTTTTTCTACACTCACTTTATTTATTTTTGTTGTCATAATAAAAACGCTTGAATATTTTATTATTATTATTTTATAACCTTTTTGATAGATATTCAAGACTTATTAAACTATCTAATAAGGTTTGTTTCATTTCTGTATCAAAGATACGGACTTTATTTTAATCTACAAACATTTTCAAGAAAATTTTTTTGAGAAAATGAATATTTTTATTTTCAAAATTATTTTTGTGAAAAATCTATAAATTCAAAAATTTATTGCACCCTAAAAAGGACTTAATTTTTGCACTTAATTTTGGGGGTTCACAAGGGGAATCTTCGCACGCCTTGTAGTGGGCATATATGATATGTATATGGATATTCCTATATGGCCTATGCCTGTCCTCTAAGAAGTGTATTATATACCTGTATATTGATAAGGCCATTAATGGACTAAGGTGATAAAGAATTAAGGCCCATTAGCTATATCCCTATTATTGCCCTCTATAAACCTATTAGGTCCTAATTCAATAAGGCCATATAGGGACTATGGTAAGCCTATAGAGATTAGGATAGCCTATAAGGGCTTACTAAGTTAGCGTAAGTAAAAACCCAGGTACCTAAGTTAGGCCTGGGTCAAAGTTAGGATTAGAGAGTATAGGGATGGGTAACGATATATGTATTATTGATATAGGTTACTGTAGGGGCAAGAGGTGAAGCCTCATAATCGAGAGGGAATGCTTTGTGTAATTCGTAGGAGCAAAGCTGTTCTTGTCTAGTATTCAGTTCGTTATCTGAATAGAATATTAGTGTATGTAAGCCATCGCCTTCTTCTTCGTTCTCTGTTGAGGTAATTGAGATTAGGTGAAAGCCTTGTTTGAGAAATTCTGAGTCTTTGTCAAGAGAACCGAGATAGCAATTGAGGTATTCGGTATAGCCCTGTACTGAAGGATTAGAAGCATTAGAGATTACTAAGGCATTATTAGTAAGTTCTGATTCAGTGTTGAGAACGAGGTACTTAATATTATTTTTCATAATGTTTAAAAATTAAATTGTTAGTATTTCTTTTTCTTTCTACAAAGATACAAATAATAAATAATATATGCAATATGCCCCATTTGCCTTCGTAGGTTATTGATGGCCTTATAAATCCCCTGGGCCATTAATGGAGATTGCCTTAATCCTAATTTGCCCAGTACCTACTAATATATAATACTATATAAACTAACCTGAGGCAAAAGGCAATCAAGGTACCCCTAAATCACAAAATTGTCCTAGAATATAAAAATTAATGCTAATATAAATACTAAGCCAATTACTTACAGAGTTACTAGGAATATTACCTAAATATTACCTATAAAGGCCTTAAATCCTATAAACCTTTTAGCCTTGAAACCTAATAATTTTAATTGCCTAATCACAAATCCTATTGCCTAATCCCAGTACTTATTATATAATATATACTAATATAAATGGCTCTTAGGGGTAGGGGATTTAGGGGCCCCTAATGGTCGGATTTTGTGTACCTTTTAGGCCTTTTTGTGATTGCCTTTAAAGTGTGGGGTAGTAGAGCTAGAGAGCTATATAGTATAGTGGCTATAGTGTGGTTGTATAGTAATAGGTAAGTACCTGGATTCTCTTACCCAAAGGCAAATACCCCCGGCGAGGTACCTTGATATATGTATTAGGTATTATTATATTAGTAGATGGTATATTAGTTATATGTATAGTGATGGGATAGGTATTATATTATGTACCTTAGTTAGCGTTAGTATGATTTTGTTTTGTTTTGTTTTTGTGTTGGGTAGTGTGGGAGGTATCCGGTATTTATTCGAGGTACCTTGTGGGTATTTATTCGATTAGGTATACCTGTATGAAGGCATATACTAAAAGGATTACGATTAAATTTATTCTGTAGATGAATTTCTTTGTTAGGTAGGCTTCTTCATTTAGGATTAGGAGCCAGGTTGTTACGATGAGTAGGATTAATGATTTAGTATTATATGTACCTTAGTATAATCCTATATGTGTAGGATACCAGGATTAGTGATGAGGTGTATAGGGTTAGGATTATTAGCTGTGAGATGATATATCTTATTTTGTTTGTTGGGTGGGTATGCTTGTGGGCTTGGTAGATATCCTCATTTCGTATTAGGATGAGGATAGTTCCTACGGATAGGATTATTCGGATTATGTGATAGAGGATGTTCATGGTAGTGATATTATATCGATTATGGTTATATCTGTTAGGTTTACTTCGAGGATTTCTCTTAGCTTTAGCCTTATGTAGGTACTATGTTTATGCCCTGGGTTTATTTCTTGTTTGGGGTAGCGGAGGTAGGTATTAAGTTCCTCAGTTCTGTACACTACGTTCATTTCTTCGCAGAAGCCTTCGGTAGTACCAGGTAGTGGGCCTGGTACTTCGAATGATACTAAGAATTTACCTGATGTTAGCATGGTTCTAGTTCGTTAGTTAGGATTCTTATATCGGTTAATTGATTCATGTATTCCTCTTCTGAGGATATGTCAAGGCATTTGCATGCTATGTAGTGACCGTACATGGATATACCTGATTCATAGCCTTGGTCCTCGTTTAGGAAGTTAGCTAAGGATATCTTGTCTACTGAGCATATCCTCTTCAGATGTCCTGGTAAGGTTTCTGAATCTTCATAAAATACAAAGTCATAAGTATCTGTATTATCGGTCATCGTAGCAAATATGTCTATGAGCCAGTTAAAGTCTTCTAGAGGTACATTGGCTAGCCATTCCCATCCGATTGGATAATCGTTTACTGTTATGATTGGTTCCATATTAGATTTGTTTTATAGCAGTGGTTGTACTAATAAGTTTTATCTCTTGGGATTCGAGATGAACATAATCGAAGTATTCTTGGATTTGTTCAATAGTTTCGAACTTTACACCTGGAGCATATACCTGATTTACGTCATCTATGATTTCCTTTTTAGCCTTCTCTATGTCTTCAAAGAATGAATGATAGCATATACTTCTCTCAGGTACAGACAAATCTGTAGTATCCTCAATGATTACTAGAGTTGTTATTGTTAGTTTCATGATGTTAATTGAGTTGAGGGTTAAACATTTGTTTTGGTTGGCCTAATAGGCAGCAATGAGGATAACCTGCTTCATCAAGGATTCCCAGTATAAGATATCGATTGGTATCTCTGGGAATTTCGAAATAGAAAGTTGGTTTCATGTCGCCATCTATGAATGTAAAAACTATCTGAGTGTTTTCTAGTAACCCATTTAGTTGTACATGAGAAAGGTAGTTATAGATAGCTTCCCTTTGATTTCTTGGGTTTTTATCCCATGAGATGAGCATATCGTCATACCAATTTGGATTATCGCATAGCTTTTTAAGTTGTTGTTGAATATACGGTGTCATGATTTGAAGTAATAATATAAGTCCTCGATTAGTTTATCCTGTTCTTCCCATATAGTATCTGATACTACGTATTCTGATACGAAATAGTTATAGAAAGGCCCAAATAGTATTTTTAATACTATGTCCTTGAGTTCGATATTGAGTTGTTCCTCTTCTTCGGTAGAACTGGGTTTGATTGCCTGAAGTTCTGCCTTATAGGATGCCGTAATGGCATCCTTTAGGGTTTGAATATATTCTGGGTTAGTTTCCTTGAGAATACTTAATTGTGATTTGAGTTCTTTACTTATCATGGGGCTTAGCGATTATGGATATGAATCCTTGTGGATATTGAGTATAGAATAATTGATAGTTCCCTGTGGGCAAGAAGACTTGCATTATGTTTGCAAGTAATGGGTAGATTTTCCATTGGTTTTCCTCTAGAAACTTGTCCCAGGCTTCTGATTCTTCGGGATAATTTCCAGAAAGTTGAATGTGATATTCCTTTTGTTCCGGAATAAATAAATTGGTTACTACCTGAATTTCGTCTGATTCCTTTTTGTATTGAGTAATAGGATACCAAATGCCTTCGGTTTTCCATTTATTGAGTTGGAACAAGGACATGCCCTGTTCCAATACGTTTAAGAGTTTATATAAGTTTACCATAGTGATTATTTATTAAGTTGTCTAATGAGTTCTGATGCAGCCAGGGAATCAAAGAGTTGGATTTCTCTTTTGTCGGATTCCCATTTTTCGAGAGCATTATATGTTGCCGTATATTGAGATATCATGTCCTCATCTTGTTCCTCGTCCTGGATGAATTCCTGGAGATGTTTTTTGAGTCCAGTAATTATGTAATCCTGGTGTTCTGGAGTTAATTGAGGAATGCCCAATATGATAGCTTCTACCTGTGAAGGAGAATAATCATAGTATTGGTCGTCATCACCCTTTGTTAGATCCATGTGGGAGATGATGTTTTCCTTTAAGTTTTCGAATAAGTCCTCCTCTGAAGCATAGGTAATGATATACCCAGAGATATAAGAAGCAAGTGAATTGTTTTCCAATTCGATTGAGTAAACTTCGATGTTATCGGTATTACCCTTAAGACAGAGTCCATCCGTATAGTCGTAAGTAAAAATTGGGTTGGAAGCAAGCAAGTTGCGGATGTCGGTTAAATTTTTTAAAATTCTCATTTCTTTCATAACGTCTATATTAAAATTGTTAATAAAATAAAGTTTATTTCTTTTCTCTATGCAAATATAAGAATAATATATTTTTTATGCAAATAAATTTAAAGAAGTCCAGGTTCTAGGTTTCGATAGGGATTTGTACCTGGACTCCCTGGGGATATATTAACGGATTTAGGGATTAGTATAACTCATCGGCCAATAACGGTTCATTATTTGACTTATTTAGTTTCTCCTTCGAGCGTCTTGTAGCCCAGTTCTCATAGGGTTTGTAACTAAATGTACGCATTGTTTCATCGTATGCAGCATATACCATTCGTTTACGAGAGATTCTCCTTCCGTAAGTTTTCTTAAGATTAGCAAACCAATCTAGATACTCCTGTAAAGAGTTAAAGATTTCTTTGTGCCCGTCTAAATCATTTTTAGGACGGGTCTTCCATGTTGCTTCTATATAGCATTGGTGTAGGGTAATTGAAATAAAGTATCTGCACCAGCTACCACCAAAGATAGTGCCCGTGGAGAATTCTATCTCCCGGGCAACTAATGGACTAACGTTATACTTTGTCATGCAATTGAGAAATTAAGTTGGAAAATCCAGTTGTTTCTATCGAGTTGGTTGAATGATATGAACCTCCCATCATTATCGGTGAATTCATTCATGAACCGAATTGCAGCATCCGCTAATTGTCCCTTATAGGGATTGGTATCTGCAGTTATCATTGATTCGAATGTAAATGTATAATAGGTAGTCTCATATATTTGGATTTGGTTGATATCCAAGCAATTGAGTTTGTAATCCTCTTCCAGTTGAATGAGGAGTCCCATTAGAAGATTTAAGAGATGACCCTTTTCATCTGAGTCAAGTTCAAATGTAGATTTCTTGTCTAAGAAATTGCGAACTACCTTAGTTAGTTGTTCGTCTTGATTGTAAGTTACTGAGTTGGTTTTCATATTTTTGTCTATTTTAAAATTGATATGCAAATATAATCATTTTTATTTTAATACTAAAATATATCCCTTTTATTTTTAAAGTGGCTGAGGATGTGTGCACGCTATGAAAGGCAGTGGGTTAGACTGCCTTTCAAATCTAGAGAACCAGGGTATTCTTGGCATAATTGCAAGCATCCTCAAGGATATATGGAGCAGAAGAGCATAAAGCAGCATAGCCAACTCGATTCAAATCATGATTTTTCTTTTCTAATTCCTCTTTGATTATCTTTTTAAGAGATTCCCCAATTTTCTGAGATAACTCTTGAGATTGATAATAGATTCTCAATTGGTTGATAAGGTCTTTTAGGGCTTCATCACTGGGTGTTAAACATTCAGCTTTATCAAGATCTAGGATTCCATCCCCAAGGTCTTTCCAAATCTCAAACCCAATATGAATTATCTCTTCGGTAAATCCCCCGAACTCTTCATATTCGAGTTTAGTACCCTTATCAAATCCCCAATAATATCTGGCTAAAGGTATCAGATATCCCGTTAACCTTTGGGGAACTAGATTCTCTATACAATGGTCCAAAGTAATTATATAGACCTTATTAGGCCTCCTCAGTGTTACTGCTATCCTGCATATTCGCTTTGTTGTCGGAGTCATAATAGTTTAATTTTTGGATTACAGCTTGAATGTAAGTATTCTTTTCTCGGTATTGAAAGATAATCGAAATGAGTACTTCATCTTTTGGTAGCAGCATTTGAATTAAATTCCCGGGTACTACTAAAGTTGGTATACATTTGCAGTCTTCCCTGGAAAAATTCTCGATTATCATTTCGGCTCTTTTTATGGGTTCTGGCTTAGTTGGGTCCAAAGTTAGGATTGGAGCAGTTACGCATTCCTTTAAGCCTTTTGTTAAGGCCTCATGTAACCATTCATCTTGAATAGTTTCGGCATTTAGCATAGTCATTTTAATCATATCCGGAATCTATTTAATGTCCATGTTTCGTATAAACAGTTTGCTTCTTTGTTCAAGTTTAGGGTTTTAGCCTTACTAAACACCCAAATCTCATAATCTCTATATTCTAAAGCCAATCTACTGAACTTAGAAGTTTGAAAGATTATTAGACTTGAAGTTCTTGATAGCATGTCAGCATGGCAAGTCACCTTATCCGAAGTAATCTTATCCTTAAAAGCCATTAATAAACTCTCATCTGACTTTTCTTGATTCTCCGTTAGAAGTTTGATAAACTCTACTTCTACATCCTGATTCATGTGTACCTTTCTAAAGGCGAATTTTTCTTTATTTTCCATACGTATCATTTTTAGATAAGAACTCTTGAGCTAGTTCATCTTGAGTTCTTTCGATTATGTTCTTAACTATTGCTTTATTCTCTACTCTAGCCCACATATGTAGCATGCCCAATTGAGCATCCATATAGCAATCTATAAGTGAAGGATCCTTTTTGAATACTTCCCACTGTTTTACGAAGTTCATTCGAATTAAGTTCCTGTAATCATTATCCGATATATCCTCTGTGTCTATATAAGTAGATACCCTTTTTCTTACTTCCAAAAGGATTTTCTCTAAGTTTTCGGGTAACTTGAACTTATCTGGCAATTGGTGATATACTAAAGCATTAGGTACTAATTCTTCAAATGTAAACTGGTTATCAAAGATGATTCCAGGAAATCTACCCGAGAATATTAGGGGTACCTTATATTGTAGTAAGGAAGGTACTACATCATAGACAACGTAATGTTTTTGATATTCCTTATATAGGTCAAAATATAAGTTTTCATTAAATATACCAGATTTCCTTATCATTGCTCGTAAAGTATGATAAACTGTATTGATATACTTGTTGTTTAAGTTGAATACCAAGTTACCATTCTTAATAGCAATGAGTTCCCGGCAACATCTTTTTCGTTTAAATAAGCTCATGTGATTAAAATATAAAGTTAATGTATATGTCTCGATTTCCCTTGAAGAATTTTTCATGATTAGAGTCATAATATTTATGGCAAGCATAGGATTGAGAACTTCTATCATAATGATCTCTTACCCATATCGGAGCAGTTTCCGTTGGCTTTAATTTAAAGTAAGTACCTTGATTAACCTTGGTTTTCTTGTAACAATTGGTCTGTACTTCCATATTTTTGTCTATTTTAAAATTGATATGCAAATATAATTCTTTCTTTTTAAATATGCAATAATCCCATATAACTACGGTAGCTTATTATTCCGGAGAAATTGAGATGCAAAAGAGCTATTGTCTTCCTCTTCTGGTAATTCTTCTTCGTAAGTATAGAGTTCTGGATCTTCTTCATCTGGGTCTATATTCATTTCTATCTCTCTCCTTAATTCATGATGTTCTTTTGAGAATGAAGACATTGCTCCCTTATAGTCATCCGTGATTTGCATTAGCTCAGCTTTATTCAAGTTAAGCCCCTCCTTACTGGTATCTACTCCCTCTTGTTTAGTAGCAACAACTTCTGGTAAACTACTGAGGTCATATCTTGACTCTAACAGTTTAGCTTCTTCGGTTTTATCCATTACCCTTTGGGATTCCAATACAATTTGACGGGCTTCTTCAACTGTTATAGCATTTTGCTGAGTCACATTGTTCTGTTGATTAAATTGAGCAAATATATTAGTAGTGCTCCCTCCAGTAAGATTACGTACAATTGATTGAAGTGAAGTAGAAGATTCAAGTTTTAACTTAAGGGCTTTTCCTAACTCAGAAGATATGAAAGGTACATATTTTCCACCCTGAGACTCTCTCAAGATGTTAACCTGATGGGCTATCTCCATACGATCTTCCAAGGCCCATGCTAGTTGTTCTCCCATTAAAGCTTGCAATAAATCTTCTGCCTTATCTTTATCCCATATTCTAGAGCTTAATAGCCTATCCCTCATAAATACACGTATGTAATTAATATCTATGCCCATACGGTATGAGAAGGTATTAATATCATAGGTAATACCACATAATACACCATTACCCATCAACCATTGATTGATAATGTAATTATGTATCTTCATCAAAAGACTATCATCAGGATTCTTTTGATATTCTAATGCCATAGCTGTAGTTCCCATGGGTCTTGGGAACCTTACTATCTTACTTTCTTTTTCTGACATACAAATGAGATTTTCGGATATCGGAACTTTCATCATAACCTCTATACTCTAAATCATATCTTACATACAAATTCAAAGATAGGTTATAGAAATATCCCCTATACTTTTTCTTATTCACTGATAAATTAAAAGGTTCACCAGAGATTAAGTCCCTGGTGAATATCAAATTACCTTTCCCCGTTGTTGGGATTTTAAGGCAAAGTTTATAATCTCCTACCTTGAATTTATTCCCATGAAGGTCTGTGATTTCCCTTGCCATAATTTACCTTTTTAGGGTTCGAAGGTTTTTTGTCTTGTTTACTACGGTTATATTCTGCCCTTGCCCTAAAATTGGGCAATTCCTCAATCATCTTTTGAATATCGGGGAATAATTGGGTCCTTAGAGGAACTACCTGGGTAGCGAAAAAGGCATTCCATAACTTCTGGGTAAAGGGTTCTCCTAACTTTAACTTGGAGATTGCCCAGAATTTGGTTTCGAAATTCTTAACTATTTCCTTAAACCGATAGTAGTATAGTTTATGGGTCTTAGGATTAATGCCAATGGTAGTAGTTTGGCAATAATCTAGAAATTCGTTACCTAATTCGGATATAAACTCTTCCCTTTTAAAATCATAGTTCTCTTGGTCGAGCTTAAATAATTTAACGTAATCGATTGCTTCCATGTTATTGTTTAATTATGAGTTTAGGGTATCCATCCGTAACCTGGAATAGATATCCCCTTATATCATCTTCATAGTATGAAGACCAAATTGTTTTCTCTAATCGAAAATTATCTAAGATTGCCCCTTTCGGAATACCAGTAACATATATCTGATGTTTGGGCATTATTGGGGTTATCCCGAATTTACCCTCTTTGTAATTACCATATGTACCATAATCCGGCATATTGCCTGTGAACCTAGTGGGTTGTAATACATCACTTACCAAGGTAGTTGGTTGTAACTCCCTTTTATTACAGAAGAACCGTAATTTCGATTTGCCTATATATAGGTCTTTAACTATTGCCCCAAACATTTGTATATGATTATATGGGTTATACCTTCTTTCTTGAAATAGAATTGGTTCTGTGAACGTTCTTCTAGTTTCTTCAATTCTCTTCGAGATTCAGTACAGATTCTGTCAGATTTTCTTAGAATATCCGAGATGCTATCCCAGATGGGTGCCATTTCCTTTACAGGCCCAGCATAGACAATTTTATGTTTAGCCTCAATTTGGGGATACTTTGATTTATACTGGTATTTACCTTTGAGGTAAAGCACATTATACTTTTCTGTTCCGTTTCTTCTTTCGTTTTCCATTCTTAGTATTATTATCTATGTAATCTGAAATATCATCAAGCTGCCCTAAAAGCAATGCTTGAATAAAGATGTGTATAGGCCTGAAAAAGAAATTCCTTACGTTATGTGGATTGATATACCAATCGTAAACTATAAAGAACTTCTTTATCTTAGAATGCTTAAGTGAATGCTGAACAAGCCAAGATTTACAACATCGTTTATGTAATTCGACAAGTTCTTTATCTTGTTTAAGCATCTCCTTATCAGAGAAGATAGTGTAATCCATTATGATTCTTTATAAAAGTTCCCAGACTGATTAGCCCGGGAACTTAGGTTAATAAAGGGTTATGCAACTTGTTCGGGTTTGAGAACCTTTTTACGAAAGTCCTCATATGCCTTAGCAGCAGCCTTGAACTCTTTGGAGTTTTGGTCTTTGATACGAGCCATGGCAAGTTCCAATCGATGAAGTTCGTTTCGAGTTTGTTGTCTCCATTTCTTCCGAGCAAGAGTGTCAACTACATCCTCGGGATATACGTATTTAACTTCTCGATTGGAGATTACCTGTTCGATGATAGAGGGTTTTTGTTGTTCCTTTACTTCCTTGACAACCTGTTCTTTTTTGGAAGTTTTGGTTTTTGGAGAGAGTTCTACCAATTTAGCATTAGCAAAGTTTGTGGCAGCTTCTTGAGCATCTTGTACCAATTCCTTTTTAGTCTTTTTGGCCTTTGCCTTAGAAGTTGTAGTCTTGGAATTTTTGATTCCTTCAAGTTGTTCAGCAACCTTGTTGCTAATAAGGTTAGTAACCTTGGTTTCATTCTTTTTCATAACGTCTATATTTAAAAAGTGATTAATTAATTATCTTTATGCAAATATACGAACTATATTTTAATTACAAAAATAAATCGAATAAATTTTTATATTTGCTAAGGTTAATCGGCTAGGAAGTCGAAGATTTCTGGAGGATAGTTGATTTCGTCTTCCGGGTCATTTAAGTAATCTTCGTAATCCTCATTATATTTATCGTAGAGGTTATCTTGTGATGTATTGGGTACCCTTGTACATCTTTCAGGATGTTTATTTACGAAGTCATAAGCTTCTTGAGTAGTCATTACCTTGTCTGAGATAAATTCGTAGGTTACATAAGAATAAGTTTCACCCAATCTAGAAACTTCATATTGCTGGTATCCAGATTTCTCAATCTTATAGATTTGATTTTCTGGAATCGTTTCTATTTCTACCCTATATTTATACCATTGCTTCTTTTTCTCTTCCCTTGGTTTAATTCCCAGGCTATCTGAAAGATAATGTAACCTGGTCAAGGGACTTTCTAAACGAGAAGGAGCAATGCTCACTTCCTCTATGGGGGCATTATTCTTACTCCCTAAGTAAAGTAGCATTGCTCCTATGGCAATTAATAAACCCTTAGTTATTTTAGTTCCGGAGTTCATACCCAGTAGTTTTAAACTTATCTTTGATATTCTTTGCCAAGTATTTACCTTTTGATTCTGCTTGGTGTAATTCATTGCAAACCTCGTAAGGTACCTTATCATATCGATATACCCTATTTCCCTTAAAAGCAACCCAAAGTTGTTGTTTCTTTGAGTCATACCCATATCCCTCAATATTAGAGGATTCGCAAGGAATCATTTCAACTCCCGTGTTCATTTCTACTGATTCTAAGTATTCGTTCTTTTCCATGTCTATATATTTAAAATTTTAAAAGTGTTAGTTCTGGGTGAAATTTGAGATTGGCCTTTTGGAATATTGCCCAAGTACCAAGTACTCCTTGAGAATTGTTATGTACCCATTCATCCTCCATCCTGAATAATATATGGGAGCATACCAGCATTTGGTATTCACTTAACATATTAATCAACTGAGGAGTATTCTCAATCTCTACGTATAATTCAAGATGTTCATCTAATGCCCGTATAATCTCGTCATCTTCAATCTGAAGGAATTTTTTGATTAGGTCTTGGGCAATGTTATTGCCCTTTTTGACATCCTCCTTGATTGAGTTGAGAGATTCGATTTGAATACCAGCAATGAGCTTTACAATGTCTTTTGTTTCTTTGTCCATAGTTAAATTTTTCTTTATGCAAATATACTAAAATTATTTTATATAATATATTCTTTTTATAAATACGGAGGTAAGTGTTAGCGGCTCTTGATTTCCTCTATATTTTCCTTGATAGAATCTGGGAATACCGCATCATCTACCCATCTCATAAAGAATTTGGAAGGCTTCTTTTCTGGGTTGAGAAGTAATTGCCTTTGTTCTGTAGAAAACTTAATACGTTCGTCTTCTCTCATATATTTAGGAAGTTTAGTGAATTCTGCCTGAGAGAAAGAGATGACATTCTTACCAACTTGAGCCCTTAATGGTTTCTTCCTTTCTTTATAAAGATACGGAACAATTTTCTTCGATGGTCCACCAAGGATGCTAAACCCGAAGATAACCATTGGATCGAATTTATCTGCTTTGGGGTCTTTGGCCCGTTTGATACATCTTGCCATCCAGGAGAATGAATTTGGATATTGCTTATTATCGGTTGCTTCTCCAACATCCTTTTTATCGAACTCAAATCCGGGAAAGTGATAAAGAAAGTCCTCCGTAAGAATAAATACAAAACCCAGTTCTCTTAGGTATTTGATAATCTCTTGTTGGCTTTTACCTTCTTCAACCATTTTCTCTACATCTGCAAGAATATCCTCCCTTGGTGATTCAAGATTTTTAATTGTAGTCCCTGCAGGTCTTCCTCTACCAGCAGTTGGTGCCTTAGCGGGTAATACTCCAGTTAGCCTATCTAAGTATTCTTTAAAGTTATCTATATCTTGTTTATTTGTGAGAGTTACTTCTACTCTTACGGGACCCTTATGCTGTACCTTTGGACCCGAGTTCATCTCAGTATAAGCATCTACTAACCTATCAGATAAGGGAGTGCCATTCTCTGATAGTGTAGTGACTCTTAGTTTTGGTTTATATACTTCTTGTTCCATATACCTAATTGTGAGTAAATAAAAAGGCCTGAACAAAATAATATTGCCAGGCCTTTTTCATTATTAACGAATACTTATATAAAAGGGATTAATCCTCTTCTTTTACGGCCTTTTTCTTCTTTTTATCTTTGGCCTTCTTTTCTTTCTTTTCCGAAGCTGGTTTTTCTTTTACCTTCTTCTCCTTTTTCTCTTTGGTTTCCTTCGGTTCCTTGGGAGCCTTACCTGAGGCAAGCTTTCTTTGCTCCATACGATATTTCTTCTTTTCGGCAGAAGTCATTTCTCTACCATCAATAAGAGGGTAATCGTATTTAGTAGCAGTTTTACCGGCAGATTTCTTTTCCTTCTTCTCTTTGGTTTCAGATTCCTCTTTCTTGCCTTTTTCTTTACTGAGTTTTACCAATTTCTTGGTATTCTCTTTGTCACCTTCTGGGTAAGCAGCAGCTACCTTGTCCCGTTCTTTGTTGAGCTTATTTACAAGTTCTGTAACCTTCTTACCATGTTTCTTGTCCTTGGTCCAATCCTTAGTCGGGTCCAACTTGTTCTCTTTAAGGTAAGCATCTAAAGCTTTCTTTGCCTTGGTGAGTTCTGGAGTCTTGGATTCCGGTTTACTCTTCTTGTCTTCTTTCTTAGCCATTTTCTTTATATTTGGTGAATAATTAAATTTCCGATTTACATAATACCATAGTTATACTTCCCTAATTTGGGTTGGGATTTCCTTAATTTCTAGGATATTTATTTCTACTCCCTCCATGATAGCCCTTACTTGCATGATGTCTACTATCTCTTGCTGAGTGAGATTAGTAAAAGTTTGTTCAAAAGTTTTTGTATTTATGGGAGTAGCTACTTGATATGTAACGGTTAGTATGGTACCTTTTAGTTTATTAGTTAACCTGTCCATTAAACCCTTGAGTTTTCTTTTCAGATAATCTAATCTTAACTTATGCCTTTGCCAATCACCTTTCTTACCTTTGTTCAGGGCTATGCTCATTTGGTAGTGAGTGAACTGAATATCATTTCTTACTACCTTGATACTTGATAGGAGGGTTCTTATGTTTACTTCTTCCATTTTGGTCTTGGTATTACTTGGTTATTTACTTCCTGGGTTTCTTCTGATAGCATTAATCTTGCCTCATTTATTATATCAATAGCAAGTTCCCTTTCATCTGGTCCCAGGTTTAATTGTTTATCTTCTAGTGCATCAGTATAAGTATTTATTAGATTATCTAATGCAAGTATTCTAATATTCTTTCGAATAGCTAATCTTTCTTGGTCCATACTGGTATAAAAATTAAAAGCCCACTACCTTCGCAGGCAATGAGCTTTTGGCTGAACAACGTCCTAAGTGTGAGTGAGGGGTTGTTACTACGTATAACATTAACTTTCTAAACCTAAACCATTGGTTTGGCGGTAATTAGAGAAAATAATCAGTCCTCAGATTCTTCTTCTGATTCCTCGCCTTTGTTCTTCTTGTTCTTGGGAGAACAGATAACTCCGTGGTTCTTCTTTGACTTAACTGTCAGATTACCAGGAACGAAGGAAACTGAAGTAGAGATTGGTTTACCATCGGTTACCAGAACGGAAGTAACCACTACTCCCTGATAACCTTCCTTGTTCTTTACGGCATAACCGTAGTTACGAACTTCGGATTTTTCGTTGATGGCAATAACGTCAATCTGTTTACTGTTCGGACGTTGCTCTGCCGGTCTGTTTTTCAGTGCCTCTTGACGAGCTTTACGTTTAGCTTCTTTCTCAGCATCTTTTTCTGCACCCTTTTTCTTGGTGTCTTCTTTTTTCTTTGTTGCCATGATTTCTATGGTTTTTAATGATTAAAAATTTTGAGTATAACTTCTACGTTTGGTAATAGTTAAAAGGGATGGAATTACCCATCCCTTAAATCTTGAATACTGTTACCAAGTTTACTTTTTTCCTTTTTCTGCACCCTTTTTCTTGGCTTCTTTCTTTGCCGGAAGTTTGAGACCAAGTTCCTTAGCAATTGCTTTACGGAGCTTTTCGATGTCGTCCTCGTCATAATCATCTGGATCAGTTTCGAGGTCCTTGTCATCGCAGACATCTTCCAGTTCTTCGAAGTCCATTTCGGCAAGTTCCTCACCGGTCAGTTCTTCCTCTTCCTCTTCTTCCTCTTCCTCTTCCTCTTCTTCCTCTTCTTCCTCTTCCTCTTTTTCCTCTTCTTCCTCTTCCTCTTCTTCCTCTTCCTCTTCCTCTTCTTCCTCTTCCTCTTCTTCCTCTTCCTCGGATTCAGAACCAAAGAGGTCTTCAGCTTCTTCAGCGGTCAGGGTAATGGGAGCCGGGATGATTTTTACTGAGCCATCTTCATACTTAATGATAATTGCACCATTGATTTCTGTTCTGGAAACTTCTTTCAGTTCCACTTCTTTTTTCTTCTTAGCCATTTTCGTAATGTTTAAGTTGGTTAATAAATTAATAAATATATCACTCTGTTATAAGTTTCTGATAATTACCGTTTCCGGGATTTTCGTTATCACTGTTAAATTGTTTAATCTCATCTAGAGTTGTTTTCAATTCTATTTGAGATTCTATAGTTACCACTTCGGATTTAATCTCCTTATGGTGTTTATCATAAGTTACCTTTTTAAATATCTTACCTATGAAAGGATTAATAGGTCCATGGGTTACTAAACCCACCTTTGATAGTTTATCGTTCATTGCTATATCTAATTTTGGTTATTCCAGGAATACCAACCTTTCCAAATACTTCGGTATAGGATAGATATTTCCCCTTTTTCATTGTTTTATAGTTATCTGATAATCGAATTGGGTATACCCATATCTTATTTTCTATCAACCTGTTGGTCATTATATAAGCATAAGAACTTCTAAGTTTAATACTCTCTAATGATATAAACCCTTGAAATAAAAGAGACTTCTTGGTAAACCTTTCTTTTGGCAGATACCCAATAAATTTAAGGGATGCCTCATCAAATATATCAATCATATCTCTTTGTGCTTTGATAAATAGTACCTTCTGTATTGGGATATTCATTTTCTTTCTCAAATATAAAGCTAATGAGCTTACCAATGGAGGGTACTGTAAGGAAAATATATTGAACCTATGTCTTTCCTCTGGAGGAAGCTTGTTGTAAATCCTGTAAGATAGCAAGACGGACCTGTAATCTCTTAGCGTGGAGATGCTCGGTAGATATGCCCTGCCGTTGTCCATAGAGTTTAATTGAGTATCTTTCATCGAATGCCTTTTTTCCTTTAGACTTAAAGACTCGGTGCATTTGAACCATAAATCTTCTTCGTCGGTGTTTATCAATATGATATTCATCTGGTATTATGAATTTCTTCGCTTGTACAAATTTACCCTTGTACCAAAATTTAGTATATCCCCATTTATATCGGGTACCGTTCATATCGGATAATTCTTTAATACCATGCCTTATTAGTTTCCTTCCAGATATTATATGGATATATTGAAGAACATCAACTCCATAAAGATAAACTAAAGTAACTTTTACGTGATGTCTAGTGAAATATGGGATACCAGTTAAGTGTTTCCTATATAGACTTTTTTCAGTTATATACTTGTTGGTGGTATCTGGTCTCCAAGTCCAAATATAATACCTATCGGGTCGTATCGGTTCGTTATTTCCCTCCCTTAGTTTTACCATTGATATTCCTTTTTGCCATTCTATACCAAAGGTTAATCGATTTCTCATTTGCCTCAGGGAATTTTTTCTTCATTCTCCGAATAATCCTATCAAGTTCAAAACCCTTTGCAGTCAATTCAAATACATAAGATTTTTTAGTACCCTTGATAAGATTGAATTCATCCCTTTCTCTTGGAGGTTTCTTTTCCCGAGGTTTCTTTATCCCGGGTACCCGTTTTGTTCTTCTTTGCCCATTTTCCCCCTCTTCTCCAAGAAACCCAAGCCTTAATCGAGAATTCCTTAGTGGATCATCCTTTGAATAACCAATATTCTCTAATTGCTTATCCATCCAATCATCATATTTATCTATTAAGGATCTGTCTGGTTTTTCTTCTGAAACATTTATAAAATGAAGTAGATCAAATACTCCAGCAGAGCAAGCATCAGGAAAAGGCATACCAAGTATGATAGCCTTTCTCTTTAGATCCTTGTAAGTCATGTTTCTCCCTGATGCACCAAGGAAATTCGATTTCTCTTTGGAGGGAGCTTTCAGGTCTTTTCTACTCTTTTTTGCCATATATTTAATATTTTAAGTATTCATTAATTTCACTATGCAAATATAAATATAATATTTGAATTATATACTATATTTCTATTTCTTTTTATAAAAATCCGAGGTTTTTGCCCGTTCTACGGCAGTAGATTTAGGTTTCTTCGGTTTTCTGTGTGTATGGATATTATATGCCATGTCTAATTTCTTTATATTGAATTCTATGTTGTTCACTTGATTATAGTTTACTGCTCTTTCCACACAGCATCTGTACTCTGGCCAGAATTTTTGCCCGAGCTTTACTGTACCAGTTTTAATCATAAACTTAGATACCATGAAACCAAAAGTATCAGCATCATCTTTAGTTTCAAATACATACATATAAAATCTACTAAACTCACTGACTACTTCTTCTAGTGGCCTCACAGGTAATAGTAGATAACCATCAGTATATAAGTCCTCAGATATTAGAGCTACCCAATATTTCTTTTTACCTGGTTTCACTTTATATCTAAACCTCTCTTTAAGTTTAGTGTGCATCCAGTCGGGTATTCTATTAAGGAGATATTTGATGTATATCTTATCCTTTTTATTCGACCTCCTTTTAAATGCAGAAGGCTGTTGTAGCATCCTGGGTAGTATTCTAAAATTATTCCACCTATCAAATTCAAGAATTAATCTTAGAGTATCTATATCCCATTCATCGTCAGACTCTTTTAACCTCCTCATATTCCTCTCTATATTCTTAGAGTTTACTTTTGGGAGTAATTGAGTAGAGTCCCCAGTATATATACTGGCATCTTTTCTCTTTAATCTTTTCTCTAAACATCCCTCCATATAATCTTGGAAGTTTCTCTCACAGGGACAATCTGGTCGAAAGATAGAAGTGTGTTTCTCAAAAAAATCCGAGAATAGCCTAAAGAATTTTTCTGACCGTTCTCGGATTTCAAGATACTTGTAATGAGATAACTTTAAAATTTCACCAGCTTCCCATGAAGATTTACTTTCGGATAATTGAAGGAATAATGACTGTTGTTCTTTATCAATTAAACAACTCCAGGCTTTTTGTTGAGCTTCGTCCATAACATTAAATTCTTCTATATCTCATTATACTATCAATTGCTTCATTGGTTATCTGATTGGGGTCATATTCACCAGAATTAGCATAAAGCTTATCTGGGTCATGGTTTAAATATACACTATAGATAACGTTGTCAAATGGTAACCATACTTCCATCCTTCCCATTTCTGGGTATATAAGGACTTTTACTCTTTTACAAAGATGGTCAACCTCTAATACTGTAGCATCTACTCCCTCATAGGGATAACCTCGTAATACTAAGTAATCTCCCGGTTTTACATTGACTAAATCATCTACCGAAAACTTCTTGTTCTCTCTAGCAATACGTTTAAATCGCCTTACTTCTTTTCTACTACAAGTAGCCACTAAAGAAAAATCATCAAAGTCTTCAGCATTGTCAATTCTTACCTTTTTCTTTCTTGGGTGCATTGTCTCAGTATTACGTAACCAAGTTCTGATACCAGATATATTCCTACGTAACTTATTAAGAAAAGGCCTTGAGAATGCTAATTTAGTTGGCATTCTCATAAAACCATAATTGAATAATACTGGTACTTCTTCAAATATCATCTTACCCTTTGTGGTTTTTCTTAATACATTTACCATAGGAATAATTGCCTTGATTTGGTCATACCCCTTTTCTTTAAGTTCTTTATTGATTTTATCACAGTACTTCCTTTCAAGGTAAAATATACAATATGAGTATGGGGTATGCTTCTTCATGAGTTACCGATTTTTAAGAATTAACTTAGCTTGTTTATGTACTAACTTATAGTTTACATTCTTCAGTATATCACTAGCCATGAATACATAAAGAATCTCATCTATCTTTGGTACATCGATTACCATAATATTGGCTTTATCGAATAGGGGTTTATAGAATACGGAAGATAGACCCTTTCCAACTACAAAGAAAAATTCTTCTGAGGGCATTGAATTATATCTCATACAGAGTATGGGAACTTTATTTGCTCTTTTTGCATCCTTAGAAGCTTGTTCCCAAAATTTCAATATATCGCATCCCTTATTACCTAAGAGTAGATGTTCAAATTTAATCTCTTTATAATTCTTGCATTCAATAGATATCTTACATCTATGAGCATGCCTTTCATCAGTACAGGTTAAATCAGAAGTGGAGTCCTTGTTTGAATGCCAAGCTCCACTCCCGGCTCTGTTTCTTTCAAATTTGTACCCGGTCCATTTCGTAAACCAAGCCCCTATCTTTCTTTCGAATCGATTTCCTTTATTCTTAGAGTTCATGATATAATGGTGTATTGTATTTTATATACCATTATAGTAATTGGTACTTACTCAGTCCTTGGGTCTTTTCCACTTGCAGGATTTTGGTATTACCGAGAGGAAGTGAATCCAAGTGGGTTATCAAGAATAAAGTTTTCTCTTTGAATATGTGACGTATCAATGATGTAACTACTTCTACGTTATCTGAACTTAAAGATTCGAATACCTCATCAAGGAATGCAATATTAATACCTTTAGATGCTGTGAGAGATTCATTCATGGCAAAAGCCATTGCTACATTACATAATTGTTTTTCACCTCCCGAAAGTTCATCATAATCCATAATCATCCCATCCCTTTCTATTAGAGTAACAAAATCTTTTCTTGCAGTTCCCAGGTCTATATTGAACTCTATTCTAAACCCAAGTACCTCTGAATACTTGTCCAGAGTTCTATTAAGGAATTCAAGAGATGAATCGAAGAGATAGGCCTTAATCCCATTATTACCAAGAGGGTCATTAATTAACCAATTATAATTCTCTAACTCTAATTCTTTGTTATGAAAATCCTCATCAACTTTCCGTAAGTTTTTCCTAATCTCTTTAAGCTTCTGTTTATACTTGGGAGACATGACCTTAAGCTTTTCCTGTTTGAGCTTGGCCAAATCTTCGTCAATAGAAGCAAGGTCATCAGCAATATCATCACAATCAGATTTCAATTTCTTATATCGTTCATCCACGTTCTCTAATTCTTCCAACCTATCTTGGGCTTTTGAGTATTTCTTCTCATATTTTTCAATATCAGAGAACGCATTATATATTGATTTAGCATCTCGTAATGCACGTTTGTAGTTACCTCCTTCTAACTGTATTACTAATTCCTTAATGACCTCTTTGAGAGATACATTGGATATCTTCTTAGCATTATTCAATTTACCCCTGATATCAGAGATTAATTTGTTCTGATTTTTAATCTTAATCTTTATAGAAGCATCTACCTCATCTTTAATCTGTTTTTGTTTTTGTATCAGTAACTTGGTTAGTTTCTCCCTATCTTGCTTCAAGGATTTCCTTTCTTCTCTGTTTTTCTTCTTAAAGGACTTCTCTCTATCTCTTAAGTCGAAGTAAGCCTCCTTGTTTGCCTCTAATTCTTTCTTTAATAATTGAGATTGATGCTCTACCTCATTTATCTGGGCCACTATATTGTTTTTATCTTGTAATGCAATGCCTTTGGCAAGGTTTAAGAATTCTAAATCAAATACTTCTTCGAATATCTTTTTCTTATCAGAATTAGATTCTTGTATTAATCGTTTGATGCCCTGACCAAACATTATAGAATTCATAAACAGAGTATATGATAAACCTATCTCTCGGTTTATGGCATCTTGTATCTTACCCTTACCTTTGATGTCAATTATATCACCATCTTTGATGAATACTAATCGGTCTTTGCCCTTTGCACCATCCTCAAGTACTTCTTCATATTTTTGACATCGGACAATCTTATAAGTATGGGTGTCTTTTTGGAAGAATACCTGGACCATAGTCCCCTTGTAATCTTTGGGTCTTACTTCCTTCCAGGTATTTACATCAGATACACCCTTTAGATTTTTCCCATATATTGCCCATACTAATGCCGATAGAATAGTTGATTTCCCTTTCCCATTTGGTGCCTTGATAAGGATGGTACAAGTTGGATTTAGTTGTAGATGCAGGGTTTCTATTGAACAAAAACCCACTACATCCATATTCATAAAACTTAGCATGACTCTACCTTTTTAAGTGTTTCTATTAATAGGTTCGATTTAACCTTATCATTGATACCTTTCTCTTTTAAGTACCTCTTTGCTAGTGACTTCTTAGAAAGTTGCTTAGTAATCTTATGTTTGTTATTAACGGGAGTACTAGTTTTCTTGGGAATCACAGTATAATAATTGCCATCATCTTTAATATCTTCCTCAGATTCTACATCAATGAATTTCGGGAATTCCCTTAAAGGGATGAACTTCATTGATAGGTCCTCATATATTTTCCAATAACCCAATTCGCAATCTCTATCGGTTCTTCTTTGATGGTTAGTTGCCCCAATCATATAGACCTTTTTCGAAAGTCTTTGAGGTTTATGAATATGTCCACATAATACTAAATCGAACTTATTGAGAAGGTTAACATTAAGATTCTCTACAGAATCTATTTCCCTACCATCGGTGTCCTTTGCTCCTGGATAATCCGTGTGTAGTAAAAGTATATTCTTAAGACTTTTATCTAATTCAATATTCTTTAAATATTCACTTAGACCGACATTATTATCAATATAAGGTACACCATATACTTTTATATCCTTATGATTAGAAGATAAGATAGCAGACCCATAATCTAATATATAAATCCCATACCTTTCTACTCTATAAAGCCAGCTATAGGGAGGTGTACCAGCTTTACTTACCTTCTTGATGTCATGATTCCCTGAAATAGCGTATACCCATAGAGGGTCATAATCATTGTACTTATTAAATTCTTTATAGCATATCTCATCAAGTTCTTGGTCCATATTCTCGGGCTTATGAAATAAGTCCCCACAGAATAAAGCTGGGCAATTATACTTCCTACATTGTTTTTGTATAATCGACAAAACCCTGAAACTATTCAGGGTCCTGTGATTATTCTCATTGAACTTAGCCCAGAGATTAATATGCAAATCTGAAAAGGCTATTGCTATTACTTCTTTCCCCATATCCTATCTAAATGGTAATTGATTTGTTCCGTTCTCATACCTAAATCGAGCTCAGATATACAAATAGTGGGTATTTCCCAATTTGCAAGCAATTCCCCCATAAGAGATGATATCTGAACTTGGAAGAATCTGTTAAGTATTCTCTTACCATTATCTTCCATTGACCAATGCTTATAAGTATCTAGATTTAATGGTAAGAAGATTGCTACATCACATTGATCTTCCATTAAAGTCTTACATTGACAGAAAAAATGTTCCATTTCACATTCTGGTAAAGTTCTTGATTGCTTATACCAAAAATAAGCAGCCAAATCTGCATAACTCCTATCAGTTACAAAGTATTCTCTATCCTTGAATAACCTATTCCTTTTGTTCAGAAGTTGAAAATCTGCTTTATACATTGCCTCCGAACCGAGGGATAATATTTCATTATGTGATACCCCTTCAGTAGCAGGTAATAAATCTGACATACTACCAGAAATAAAAGGTAGATCTTCTCTCTTAGCTACATACTTAGCTAAAGTAGTTTTCCCTATACCTGAGGGACCTACAAACATTATACGTTTACTCATGATGTAATTCTTTAAAGGGTTTTATAAATTCATTTGTCAAGAAGGATGCTAAAGAGTATTCGATACAAAGCTCTTTGAATTTCTCATACTTAAACTTCTTCTTTGACTTAAGTGGTAACTTGTCCAATGGGTTATGTCTTACAAACCAGAAGAGGTCAATCAATTGCTCATTCCTTTTCCATATTTGAAGATATTCTTTGTTCTTACTCTGAGCAATGAATTTCTCAATCCTACCTTCATCGAGTATTTTCCTTGCCTTTACTGGACCTATACCAGGAAACCCAGATATATCATCGGAAGTATCTCCAACCATTGCTAAATATTCTACTGTCTCATGAGAATGATATCCGAATAATTCTTTGCAATTATCCATCCTTATCATCTCATCTTTTCTGGGATTATATATCCTCAGGTTATTTGATAGCAACTGATTAAAGTCTTTATCCGATGATATAAGTATCATTTTCTCGGATTGGAATTTTTTAATTGCAAGATATGCTAAGAAGTCATCTCCTTCATATACTGTAGATTTCTTTTTATCGAAGATATAATTAATTCTTAGCATACCCAGCATTTTCATTATGATTGCCTTTTGCTTTTGCAATGACTCATAATCTATTGATATATTTTTTCGATGCCCCTTGTAATTGGGCAATAACTTCGTCCTTACTGGTGAATGACCATTATCGAATGAAATATAAACCCCATCTGGTTCAAACCTCGTAAGATACATATGCAGGGATTTAAAAAATCCAAATATTGCCCCACTGGGTTTTCCATCAGTAGATTTAAGTTTTTCGAACTTATGGAAGGATTGATGGAGGATATTTTCTCCATCAATCAATAATATTGTTTTCTTACTCATACTCTAAAATCGAATTCATAAAGTGAAACTTCTTGAATCTTTTCGTCACCAAGATAGATATCAAGATAATTCTCAGCAGAACTATAAGCATCTAAGTATCTAACTCTTGGTTCAATTCTCAAATTCTTTTTAAGGTATTCTTTAATTACTTTCTCTATACCCTCTACCTCCTTTTTATTCATCTTCTACCTCCTCTTCGTCTTCCGATTCGTTAAATGATTCATATTCTACCCCATCTACTGGATATAAATTAGTAGTCAATGCTACTATCTTCTTTCTAGTTGTACCGATAGTATTTATCTCGGCCTTCTTTAATAATTTACGACGAAGTTCATCATCCTCTTCCAAAAGCTTTTGGAATTTCTCTTCCCCTCTTGCAAGAGTTTTTCCTTTGAACTTATATACTCCACCTGAAGATTTTTCTATGATATCATTTTCTACCAATACATCCTCAAGAGCATAGCATCTATCAAAACCTACTTCATGGAACTTAGGATTGAAGTAAACCGGGCACTTACTGATTGTAGGTCTTGGAGGAGCAACCTTATTTTTAATAAGTCGGATTGTGACCAATTTACCAGCTTTCCGTTCTTTACCTTTCTGTTTAACAGTGATAGACCTGCCTGAGTAAAAGGCAGCTCTGATTGAAGCGTAGAACTTAAGTGCTGCACCTCCTGTAGTAGTTGTGTTATCTTTTCCGAATCCGACATTTAAAGCAGTTCTTAATTGGTTAATGTAAATCTGTGTAACTCCTAATCTATAGAATAGTTCACTTCTGATACGGAAGTATTTGTAAAGAGCTTTTGCTCTACCTCCCATTTCAGCCTTACCCTCTACCATTTTAGAATCTATGTTATCTGCACAATCCATAGCAGCAATAGAATCTATCACTAAGAGAATCGGTTCATTATTAGTTAATTGAGAACGAAGATAGATTGCTAAGTCTGCTACAGCATCAGAAATATATTCTATACGAGTATCATTTAATACTGTAACTCTTTCTGGGTCTACTCCATTAATTTCTGCCCAAGAGTTCATCCAAGATTGTTCGGCATCTACCCATATGACATGTCCTCCGAGTTGTTGACAAGTATATGCAAAGTTATAGGCAATAAGAGATTTACCAGATGATTCTTCTCCAGCTACTTCTAAAATTTTACCGAATGGTATACCACCACCAAAGGTATAGTTGAGAGCAAAGAAGGTTGATGGCAACCATAGATTTGATTCTACGGTTTCTGAAGCCAATCTCATCATGCCCCCATATTTCTTTAATATCTCATTTTTTGTTGGTACCTTTAAACCCACTTTCGATTTCTTTGCCATAATGTAATGTATTTAAACTAAAGAAGGTGATAACCGAACGAATCTAATTATCACCTTCGAATGAAACCATATTATTACTAACCCTTAAATATCCGATTTGTATTTTCTTTTCTTTTTCTTGGGTTCATCGTCTTCCATGTAATGGTCTTTGTGAACTCCCTTTTTCTTTTTCTTCTTTGGATTATCGTCCTCATCATCACCGTGGTCTTCATTTAGATACTGTGAAAGTAAATCTTCCAACTCATCATAGGATTTGATTTGAGAACGAACTATACCCTCAAGGTCAATTGTACCTTGGTATTTCTTGTCCAACTTAGTTGGTTTGCAAGCACGAGCAGAATAAGTGGTGTCTAGTTTACCAGACCCTGAACGTATTATCTTAATATCATAACCAGTTTTTGGGTCGGTCATATCACCTGCCTCATCTTCATCAAGGTATAGGTCAATGATATCCTGGTATACTGAGCGAGGAACTAAAACTCCCTTATCTTTGCCTTCGTAATCTACCTTACTACCCTTTTCATCTGAATAGATTATACCACCAATAACATATCTTCTTCTTGGTACCAGATTCTTGGCAAGTTCCTTGTCGTCTTCATCCTTAGAGTTTTTCAATTCTTGATACTTCTCCATAAATGGGCAAGGTTCATCAAAAGTAGCCGGAGATATAACTCCCCCCAAATTGCCTCCCAGGTAGAATTGAATAATTTCGATACCCAATTCTTGGTCATCACCAGGAGACTTAATTCTCATTCTCAGAGTTCCTTCTTTTGGATATACTAACCCACTACCATTTCCCTTAGATTCTAGCTGTTTCTTTCTAGCTAGCATCTTTTCTTTTGTAGAAAGTCCCTCTGATGAAACTTTCTTTTTCTTTTTATCTTTTATCATAATGATTAATTTTGATTGTTCGGTTCTGAATAGACTACCTCATTCATACTCAATACGGTAAGAACGTTTTTCTCTAAGATCTTTTGAAGAGCAGGAGATAATTTATCTGTTTCGAATTCAAGTTCTTTACCAGCATACAAACCATAGGTAACTATCCTACCTATGCCCACCAATTCCCGATAGGTTTTATATTCTTCTGTAATCTCCCCACTCTTTACTACAACTCCTTTACGAGGAACTCCCTCTTTTACTTGTTCAGGGATAATCAAACCCGATTTAGTTTGGTTTACCTCCTTTGGAGATAAAATAAGTACCCGGTTTTCTGTAGGGCATCCAGGTAATTCTTGATTAAATTTCTCAGCCACAAGAGGTGAGATAAATGTCATTGAATAATTCATATTCTAATACTGTTTTTAAAAGTTAGTAATTATTTATAGTTCAATGGGTTAACCCTTTCTTAGATTCGCATTAATAGTTCTTAATATATTCTCCCGACTCTCATAAGCTTTACATATAGCTATGAACTTATTTGCTTTTTCTACAGCTTTTAAGTATCTCTCATAAATGGAAGAATACTTCTTGTTAAGATTTGCCTTATGAGAAACATATTCGTTATTCCACCTTTCATTGGCATCCTTATAATATACCCAAGCATTGGAATAGGCTTCATCCTTTTCCCTTGCTAGTAAATCTCTTTCCTTTATATACTTATCTCTAAGAGAACAAAGAATATAATAATTAGAAGGAGATTCTCGTAGCTGAGAATTAATGATATTCTCATTGATAGACAATTCTTTTTGAATATCAATTTCTAGGGTCCTACCCTCAAATTTAACCTTTAGTTTTTTTAGCTCCGTCTTCATAAACTTCTAATAGGTTTTTAAAATCTTCCTTACTAAATTCGCCTTTACTTATAGCATTAGATACTTGAGCAAAAGCCATTTGATAAGCTAAACTCATACCAGGCAATCTAAGAAGAGATTTATAGGGACTAATCTTATCTACTAAAGCTCTTAATCGTAAGTCGCATAAGTTATCAGTTCCCCCTCTATCTAATAATACTAAGAAAGCTGCCCAATAAATATGAGTAGCATCTTCATAAGCAAGTTTCCCATCCTCATCAGTGGCCATTACTTTAAAAGCCATATCCTCTAATGTAGTAAGGTTAGTCTGTAATTGATGTAATTGGGTCTTTACTCTATTGAATAACATTTTTTCTTGTCCACTTACCTTTAAATTCGTAGCATCCAGGTATTTAAACAGATTCTCAATAGAATAACCCAAACATCCTGCAATCATATAGGTAAGGGCAGTTAATTTACTCGCATTTTGATATTCCTCATTTGTTGCCATGGTTTCATAAATTTATTTTATTTATGTGGACATAGTATCCTCTTTCTTCACTTCTGTTGGTGATTTTGGATTTTCTTCATGATGTAAATATCTATTACATCCAGGACATTTTACAAGTTTACAATCTGCAAAGGTATGTGAATCTACTTCTGAATAATCATATTCAAATTCACAATCACAATAAGGACATTTAGCTCGCCATATCGTGGGTCCGTTTAAAATCTTCTTCATTTCCTTAGTTTTATGTTATTATACCGTAATATTTTATATAATACTCCAGTTGATATACCGAATTCTTCTAGTATATCTTTTCTTGGTATACCCTCTATATACCTAGAAATTAATAATTCTACATTTACCTTACGTTCTCGTTCTTTACCAACAAAATAGAATCTTTTATCTTCTATACACTGACCCATATTCATCTTAGCTGTACCCCAATATAAATTACCTACCCGATTATCCTCTGGATTGTTATTTTTATGACATACTTGAGGATAATTGTTTGGGTTAGGGATGTAAATAGAAGCAACTAACCTGTGTCTATAAAAGTTCTTCCGTTTACCACCATCTCCTACTAAAGAGTTAGATAAATAACCATTATCTTTCATAGCAGGTTTTACTAATTTCCAACTACCAGTAAATTTCGAGTATAATTTTCCAGTACGGGATATGTAATAATTACTAAACCCGGGTATATTACCCTTTTCTCGATTTTTCATATTCTCGTTGATATTTATGGATTTCCTTTTTATATAGTTCCATAAATACTTCTGGTGAAGCTGCACTAAAATTACCAATTTTACGAGTCTTAAACTTATGGTATTCCTCCATGTACTCTTCTACCGAAAAGTCTGGTTTTAACATTCTAGTATAATCATATCCGGGCATAAATGGTAATTCTTCTGCCATAGACCGGCCTATTGTAAAATCCATTGATAGAGTTACATCATCAACTTGGAAACCAAAGTATTTCTTAGTACTTGGGTTACGTAGTATATTCCAAATTGTATATACTGTCCATGTATTTATATCCTTTGGTTTAGAATACATATATACAGCATCATGAACTGTACAAGCTTCTTTCATCATGGGTAATTTACCTTGTCTCATTAACCAATAAACAAGGATAGCTCCAAAATTAGTCATATTTGCTGCAGCACCTTGACATGGGAAATTAAGTCCCAAACGGATGGCATAAGCAACTTCTTGTTTATCATTTGAGTATATTTGTGGTAATCTTCTCTTAGTACCAAATAACTGAGTATAATACCCATGCTTACGAAGGAATTTCTCTTGCTTCTCTTTGAACTTAAGTATCTTTGGGTGTTTCTCAAAGAACTCTGCCATTTCTTTATGGGCTTCTTCTTTAGTAACTATAATACCAGCTTTTGGGTCGGATAGTTTTACTGCAAGTAAAGCTTCCCCAATACCATAAATCAAACCGAATGCAATTTGCTTAGCTTGTTTTCTTCTAGTCTTCCATAGTTTATGGTCTGGATGATTTTCATCTTCATATATCCTAGATGCTTCTTCAATTGATACCCCATATTTTGCTGCTGCTATACCCAAGTGAGGGTCAGCCCCCTTTGCAAAAGCATCAAGATAAGTTTCATCACCTGATAAGTGTGCCATCATTCTTAACTCTGCTTGAGAGTAGTCAAATGCCATATATAGATATCCAGGAGGGGCAATCAATTGTTTCTTGATATTTGGGTCTACTGACGTCTTTGGTATCTGCTGCATATTTGGGTCTGCAGAACTAAATCTATTAGAATCTGTACCGTGTATATTATACCTACCATGTAATCGGGAATCATCTTGTACTTTTTCCCACCATCCATAAATATAGGTCTTATACATTTTCTCTAACCCTCGTAATTCAAGAAGCTTATCAAGAAATATTGCCTTTGGTGAATCTTGCTTTTTAATTGTTAGCCTAAGATTAGTAAGAGTTTCTTCATCAGTACTTGGTTTACCAGATTCATTATCCTTAATTACATCGAAATGAAAACCATCTTCTGAATACATCAATGCAGGTAAATCAACGGGACTACCCAAATTAATAGGTCTTATTAGTTCTTGTTCTTTTTTAGTTGTGAATATACCTGCTTTGATATTTGAAATTTTCTGTTCCCTTGATGCAATCTTCCGTTTATCCTTTGGGTCATTATAATCTAACTCTTCAAGTTCTGATTCGATAGATTGAATATACTTATCAATCTTTTCTTGGTTATACTTCTTTTCGAATTTCTTTACTCTTGGCAAAGCATATATTGCGTCTCTAGCAGCATCTATTTTTGGCTTATATTCTTCTAAAAGTTTTTTATTGAACTCAGTATCTAGATATAAACCTTCTTTCTCTACCGAAGTAAGTACTCGTGAATTACACATAAATAAATTACGGAATACCGAATACATACCCAAGTCAACCAACTTCTTTTCAAAAAATATCATTAACCTAAGAGTATAATCCGTATCTTGACAACCGTAATGACAGAGTGGATCCAATTCCTTTTTATCCCATGGTATCTTATCAAAGGCATCTTGCTTTTCATAATTACCATACTCTGGTAAATATCTTCTTACCATTGACTTTAAGTCATGAGGTTTTTCCTCGTTGAGAACATATTTAGCAAGCATCCCATCTAAACATGTACCTCTGTAGAATATCTGATACTTCTGATTTATCTGATCATCAAATTTCCAGTTCCATGCAACCTTAGTTATCTCATAATTCTCGATTACCTCTTCCCCAAATTTCCTTAACATCTTCTTCCAGTTCCACCCAGGTGAAGTATATTCTTTTGTTTGGAAATGGTCTAAGGGAATAGAAGCACCAAATCCTGGCATCCAAGATACTGAAAGTATGGTTGGCTTAAAACTTTTGTTGTATATTGGTTCTGCATTTGTTTCATAGTCACAGCAAGCATAACCAGTAGCTTTACAACAAGCAATAAGTTTTTTAAGCTCTTTCTTGTTTTTTATTATTGTATACCGTGTCTCCATATTTTAAAATAGAAAAAGGGACATACCTACCAGTAGTAGATACATCCCTCATTATTAATACTTCTCTTGTAAATCTTCCAGATTGGATGATAATGCTAACCAATCCTTCTTATAAGCATGAAGAGAATCAATAGTATGATACAGATAACCGGGTTTAACCCCAACCTCTTTAGCTACGTATTCCATAAGTTTCCATGCAAGGTATATATCATTACCAAAGTGAGTAATAAAATCCGAACTTCTTTGGTGATAGCAAATATGTAATACCTTCTCCCCCTTACCATTCTGACGAATAAGAAAATCATAATACATAGAGCAAGGAATACGTTGTCTACCACCATAGTATAAGGTATCATCATGATCAAATATTGGTATAATTGCTTTTCTTGTATCTGGGTCTCTCTTTAAAAGACGAACTAAATCTTTTATTAATACTTCACCCATTCTCTCATTGTATGTGTAATCGAACATACCCTTTTCATCAAGGAATTGTTCCCATAAATCTTTTCTTAATTTCCAAGCTTCTCCTGGATTTATATCATTAGGGGATATTCTTTCTTGGAACTCTGCATCTGCCCATTCTCTTGAATGAGAGAATACGAATAACCATACCGGGTCTCCCAATGAAGTTAAGCAATATTGTTGGCAAATGAGTTCTTTAGTAATAAAATTCTCATTACCTTCAATGACTTTATTTTGATAGGTCTTTGGTTTTACAAGTTGACCATAACTGTTGAGTTCTCTACCCATTTCGGACATTAACTCAAAACTGTTAGAATATATCCTCATATTATATAAATATTTAATTGTATGACATTGTAGAATTAACCCAGGTCATATGCCAGTAGCGAAATACAAAATTATCAAAATCCTCTACCTCTTTCATTAACAAGGATATATCTGGTTCTGCACCGTTCTTTTTAATCTCTAAAACTTGGTAATAAAATTTGTTTACTAATCCTATCCGCTTCTGATTTAAAAATTCCCTAGCTTCCATTGTTGTTCTTTTGTTTTAAAAGTTTCTTCTTATAGGCTTTACGTTGAGAGTAAGAAATTACATTCTCGGGATATTCAATATCTTCGTATTCAAGAAGTAATTCTTTTGCTTTCATTGATTTATATGTTTCTTCATATAAATCTGGTCTGAGCACTTTAAAACTTCTAAAGAATACCTTGAATGAAGAGAATTCCTTCTCTGTACCCTTTTGGAATTTCTTCCATATCTCTTTTATTCTCTTATTCCAAGCATTCTCTTCTGCCCCCTTAAGTACCTTCTTCAATGGCTTATGGGTATGATACATTAGAAGTGTCTCCACATTTCCGTACATTTGAGTCGCGAATAGGTTGATTTGTACTGACTGATCCGGACCATATACGTACTCTGACATTCGTTGAATTAATAGGAAATCGAATATTAACCTCTTGGTAATCTCCGAAGCCCGAACTACCATTGTAATAACTGGGATGTCCTCCCCGAATCGTTTTGAAAAAGTCGCTGCTATTAGACATTGCTTTCCGTTATCATGATGATTGTTAAACATATAGGTTATATTGTAATTCTGATTGTACTTATTTCTCAGTACTCTCAGTTTACTACGCAACAAGTCAAGCTTATTAAAGTCTATGTAGTTATTCAATAAGCTAGTCCACTTAGTTTCTTTATAATTGAAACATCTCCCATAATCAAATTCTGGGTCTACCCAGGCATTGCGTATCTTTATGAATACGTTATACACTACTGCTACCCCACTATTGGCAATAGCCCCCTTTGCAAATAAAGCAGGCTCTAATCTTAGGAATCCCTCATTGAGTTTTTCCCATGCTTCTTGTGAGGTAGCAAATTCTAACGAATGGAGGGACTCCTCCGGATTAAGTTGAAGTCCCTCTAATTTATGGTTCCATCCTGACATGTTAATAATTAGTTTGTTGCCTCCATCTATTGAGACGTTGTTTTTTAAAGAATAAACCGAATAATCCGAGAGGAGTAAACCCATTCATCGCTAAGAATCCCATATAGAGATAGAAAGCTTTTACCAAGGATTCTTGAAAATCTATTTCCTTAGTCATCACTTGAGTTTGTTTCCATGGTCTACATTTAAGGAAATTTCTAGCTTTATTGAGTTCATAGATTACTTCCCATAGGTATAATTTCTCAGCTTCATGGGATAGTTCGTTCATCTGGTGAAAGCCTGGAGTATAGGAATTTATATGTTCCCACTTACCTTCATCCTCATAGAAATCCTCTTTACAGATAATGTCGAATTTCAATAAGTTCTGATAATCTGGATATTTGATTACCAGTTCTTTAACCCCAATAGCCATCACTTCAAATAAGTCTTTTGCTTTATTATAACTAAGTATATCTTCGGGAAGTACATTTGAATATGCTAGAAGAGTAAAGAAAAAGCCTAAAGCATCTGCTTGTTCTTCATTTGCATTAGCAAGAGAATTCAGTATGGATTGCCGTTCTTCTTCGTTGAGCATCTCCATATTCCACCCATTTTTACTGCAAAGGTCAAATACTTCATTGGTAGATTCAAAGCCTTCAGTTAATTCTTCGATTACCCTACCAATAAAATCCTTAAGTATAACTTGGCTCTTCGGGTTATTTATATCTAAGGGATATTCTGGTAGTGATTCTATTTGCCTATATCCATTTAATTGTTCTAACCCTAAGATATACATCTGTGGAAGTACCTCTGTTTCTTTTATATTGGGCACCTCTTCTCTTATGTTTCTTACATCCATGTTTATTTATTTTGAGATGAACCAAATCCCTTATCTCCTCTACTTCCCCACATTTGAGACTCAGTATAGAATTCTTCTTGTTGAATCTCTTCTGGCTCTGTGATGTAGATGGGAACATGTATGAACTGTACAAGCTTCTTGCCACATTCGATAACTTGAGCCTTATTAGAAGCATTATATACTCCGATATGTATCTCTCCTACATAGGGAGAATCTACTATCTCAGCTGTAAAGAGTAAACCTTGCTTAGTGGCTATACCTGACTTATTAGCAGCCATTAACATAGAGGCAGGTGGTTCAAGCAATCCCATGATACCAGAGGGGATAAGTATACGATGTCCAGGTTTTAAAGCTATATGCCTTACAAAGGCTTCACCAAAAGGAACATCTAAATCATAACCTTCGGAGTCGAATTCATTTTTAGAATGAATATGCTCTGGGTATAAATCAGTTGGTACATAAAAATCTAACCCAGCATCATTGGGGTTTGCTCTGTTTGGAGATATTACCTCCCTTACTTTGATAAATCTGAATCTGTTCATAATATATTACATTTATGTAAAAGTTGTCCAAAGGTTAATTTCTCGGGTCTAGAAACATGTACTCCCAATGAATTACACATCCTGATTACATCGGTAGAACCCTCCATACATAAATTAGCAAGTACATCTTCTTGCTTTACAAAATAGTTTGGGTTGTTAAGGTATACCTTGAACATAGCCCATATCATCTCTATTGGTTTCATTATTTAGTACACTCTTTATAAAGTTCTCTAATACGTTTTCTTGGTACTTCAAATTTCTCAACTGTCTTTGAGATAATTTCTTTTTTCTCTTTGCCTTTCCGAATCAAGCCTCGGATGTATTTCTTGATACCAACCGTATCTTCTAATACATCCAAATCCTTGTATTGATTCTTCTGTTCTAGCTCTTTCCTTGTGATATTCAAGTTCTGAGACATCTTGAATGCACATAGCTCTGAGTCTCCGCATAGCTTACACTCTTTAGTTGATAGGTCATACCCAATACCGAAGCAAGGGTCTCCATTAGTTCCCAGAGTACTAACATCTATGGGAGTAAGGATATCTTGCTTCGATAAGTCAGGAAGTTGTTTCTTTTTCTTAGCCATTATATATCTTTTTTACGTTTATAATAAATGTATATCTCACTGTTATCTTCTATGGGAACATAGGAATAACCGATGTTATTTATAAATAGTTCCCTGAGTTTATATAATTCTTGGTATGAATTTCTATCATGACTCTCTTGACATACTTTGACTACCATACCATTACTCCAGTACAGATAGAAATAATGAGTAAAGCATTCGGGGGTATTTTGAGAAGTTTCCAAATTTGATACCCATATCAAATCTCTACAGTTGAATACGTGTTTAGGGTTGGGTACCTCCTCAACAATGAGAGACTTAAACCATTCTTTAATCTTCCTCATCATAAGTATAATTAATGTGTTTACAATTAGGACAGACCCATTCTTTGAAATGCCATCCTTTGATTTCCAAATCCTCTTTATGAAAACGTTTCTTGCATGAATGACATTGATAACCATCCTTAGAAAATATGAAGTCTAAAGCGAGTATTATTATCATAATAACCACCGCTGTAATTAAAATATATTTCTCCATCACTGAAAGCCTTTAATTTTCTTTTTAGTGTTATTGGGTTTTCCTTAAGAGTACCCAGCAATAAATACCTGATGCAGAGATTTGAATTATCTTCCAACCATCTGATAAAAGAGTAGTTAGTTTAGTATCATCCTCATCTCTGATACATATTAGTTTATCATTATTCATAATGCCTATATGCTTATTAATTGTAATCTTCTTTTCCTCCTACGGAGAAAAAGTAAATACTCATAGTACTTCTAGTTAACTCTTAATAAGGCTATGGTTAGGATGTTTCTTCCATAGCTTATCTAACAGTATTACTTTCAATTCTTGTCTCTGATAATATTGCTTCCGATGTTTACCGTGCCTATCTAAATAATTCCCGGGATAGTGAAGGTCATCAAGGTATACTTTCTTTTTCGATTTATCAGTTCTTACCAAACGACCCAGGAACTGAATGGATTTTTCTTGACTATCCATACTTGCTGCATTAAGTAAATACCTAAGCTTAGGAAAGTTTTTACCTCGAGCAATGATTGTAGTTGA